AACATTAGAACAAGCCACTGATATATTTACTAAAATATTATTAGAACATAACTGTAATGATAAAATTGAACATATATTATTATGAGGGAGTTGGAATTAAAATTTAACGGTAAGGGCAGTATGAAGCCTTTCCGTTTCCAGCAGATTAACAAGGGTAACAATGCGTACATCTACATGGTTGAGATTATTGAGAATCCGAGTGTACGATGGTATGAGGTATTCAGACGTAGGGAATGTAGCGACACTGATGTAGTTCTTAACGGTCAGACAGTTCATTACGAGGCAAGAGTTCTATATCCCACAGCTAACGATTTTGGTGTCAGTGCTTTTTGTTGTCAGACACTTAGCAGGGCATTGGAGCATTTTAACCGATGGGAGAATGGAAGAGAAGATTGATAGAGTTTTGGCTTTGCTGGAAGAGAACAATGAAATTCTTAAAGAAATCAAGTCTAAGATTGAGATGTCTGAATCAGAGGAGTGCGTGACTAAACGTACACTTCACGATTTCATCAACAATGTTGTTGCAGACCTCTTTGCGGATATGCTGTTGCAGCCTAAAGGCAGAGGTCACGTAAGTAGGGAAGATATTATGCAATTTATTAACAAAATGAAGTGATATGGAGAACAATTATGGTTACAAGGACGAAATTATATCGTCCAGAGTTGGGAATCTCGGTGGGTCAGATGCCCGTATTCTTGCCGCTATAGCCAAGAACGGTTGTGTTCAAAGAGCACAAGTAGAGCGTCTTGCCATTGCCAAAGGTCTGTATGAAAGACCAAACATTACTAATATTGCCATGCAGTACGGTGATTTCATAGAAAATATGATTTATGACAGCTTGGTGCAGGTGGATGAACGTTGGGAAAGCAATAAATGCTTTAGAAGTCAGAAGTACGGGCGTGAAGGACTTGGTTTGCTCGTGCATATTGATTTCTCTCTTTTTGACGAGAGTAGGGATAAGCCATTGCTCTTATGGGTCGAATGTAAGGCTACTACTACTGACATCGAGCAGACTTATAAAGATTATAAGGAACAACTTTATGTTGAGTATGTGCTTGGTAAGGAATTGGCAGAGCAGTTAGGTGCTGATTTCAAGCTTGAACTTTGCCACTATGATGCTTCTGTTATGTTTGAGGACGAATTTCAGCTACAGTTTGCCTTTGACCCCGATAAGATAAGCAGAAAGAAAGTGATATTCAAGAAGCCAGTATTTGATATTTCCTCTGGCATGGATATTGCCGCCCAGTACGTGTCCGAAATGACTGAATACAAACGTGAGGAAATAGATTGGGATTATTTGCCTGCCGAGGTTCAAGAACAGATGAAGCAAGTAAACAATATCCTTGTTTCAATAAAGGAGAAGCAGGACAGCATAGAGGAATTTAAATCCCGTTTCTATGATTTCTTGTGCAAGAATGAAATCAAGAGTGTAAAGACCCCCTATTTCACTATTAGTAGAGTAGATGAAGCCATATCTATGCAATTCGATAAGGTAAAGTTTGCGTCTGAGCATCCCGAACTGGTTGCTGAATACCAGAAGGAAGTCAAGAAGAAAGGTTATGTACTGATTAAGACTAAGGAGGTGAAGGATGAAAAGTAAGATTATAAAGGCTGTGGGGAAAGAGATAGTTTCTCTCCTCTTTATCATATTGTCTATAATTGGTGTGCTTTGCATAGGACATTTTCTTTACTCCATCAGTAATATGTTAGTATGGATAGTCTTAGGTATTCTTTTTTTAGGTTATATTGGCAGTGTAGTATATTCATGTATTGATGCTCCTGCCGTTTCCTATTGGTACATTGTCTATTATCATAGTAGAGGTCAAGCTTCTTTATTTCTACCTAAAGAAGATGATTTTTTCAATGTGGAGTATTACCGTAATCTTATAGAGAAGGAAGCTGGGTATAGGGTTATGATTTTAGATTGGAAAGAATTTACAGAAGAACAATATCAATTAATTTTAAAAGAAAATGAGCGAAACGAGAGTAACGGGATTGCAAAGGCTGAATAGCTACATATCCCACAATGCAACCCAAGAGTATTTGAAAAAGGTATTGAGTGATAAAAAGGATGCTTTTGTAAGCAATTTGGTATCTTTAGTAGCTAACAATGCAAAATTGCAGGAATGTGAGCCGGCAACGCTTATGTATGGTGCTATTCGTGCTACTGCATCCGATTTGCCGCTTGACCCATCTTTCGGTTGTGCTTATCTGATACCTTACAAGAACAATAAGTTAGGTATTACGGAAGCGCAATTTCAGATTGGGTATAAGGCTTATGTGCAGTTGGCATTGCGAAGCGGTCAGTTCAAGTGCATTAATTGTACAGATGTACGAGAAGGAGAGCTTATAAACCGCAACCGATTGACGGGTCAGATAGACTTCAAGTTTGAACAAGACGATAAGAAGCGAAATGAACTTTCTATTATCGGATTCGTTTCTTACTTCCAGCTTTTGAACGGATATGAAAGCACATTATATATGTCAGTAGAGGAACTGAAAGCTCACGGGCTTCGCTATTCACAGACGTACAAAAGCCAGTATGCCAATGTACGTGACAGTTCCAAATGGGTAACAGATTTTTACGAAATGAGTAGGAAGACGGTTATTAAGCTGAACTTATCTCGCAATGCTCCTCTTTCCGTTGAGATGCAGAAAGCTATCCGTGACGACCAAGCTGTATTCCGCAGTGAAGATACACCGGATTATGTAGATAATGTTGGTGACGAGCCTTTGATTGACAAGGATAAAGCATCAAAGGTAGCAGCAATGTTTGATGATGCTAAAATAGTTGATGAAAACGTTGGTAGCAAGAAGTAATATGCTTATATTTGCACAGTAATACGTGACGTGCGTGTTGCGACCAACTTCATATCATTTGGGGAAGCCTCGGTTAATCCGGGGCTTTTTCTTTTGAAGTTTTAAAAAAGTTTGTATCTTTGTGGAAATTTAAAGCGAAATGATATGGGCAGAATTTACGTTGGTTTAGATAATGGTGTTTCCGGCAGCATCGGTATTGTCGGAGATGATATTGAATCTTTTTTTTGCAAGACACCCGTCAAGAAGGTGCAAGATTATACAAAGGCAAAGAAAGAAGTGTCCCGGTTGGATTACGGCAAATTCATGGAACTTTTTTCCAAATACAACAAGAATGACATTACGCTTCTGATGGAGCGTCCTCTTGTAAATCCAAGCCGCTTTGCATCTACTGCATCAGCGTTACGTTGCCATGAGGCAGAGCTTATTATGATTGAAGTAATGGGTATTCGCCACATGTTTGTAGATTCTAAGGAATGGCAAAAAGCACTTCTTCCCAAAGGCTGTAGTGGGGAAGAGCTTAAAAAGGCTTCTTTGGATATAGGAAACCGCTTGTTTCCACAGTTTGATAATATTAAACACCCAGATAGAGATGGCATTCTAATTGCAGAATATGCCCGACGCAACCACTTTTAGTTTTTTTACTTCATAAATTAGTTATTCGTGTAAGCCGTAGTGTTCCAATACATTACGGCTTTTTATTTGGACTTCGTAAAGTTCATTCGGTTCTCCGCGTGAATAGGGCTTACTTTGCACAAACCAAAACAATACTTGTATGGGAAAACCGAAGAAAGAAACAGTTAGGAAATTGAGGGGTCTTATGATATTAGACCAAATGGAAGATTATACTCCTTTACATAAGCTACACAATCTTTCCAACGAATTGATAGAAACAGTTTCAAAACCTAAAAAGAAGAAGTCCTTATGAGAATTATCAATCTTTATCAAGAAACACTCGGCATTGTAAGTGATTGTTGCAAGGTTAGCAAAGAGAAAATCATATCCTCAAAGAAGGAGGAATGTGTGAATGCTCGTTATATTCTTGTCAGCATTTTGGGAGAATGGTACACAGACAATGAGATAGCCGAGCTTACTGGCTTATCTCGTCCTTGTACAAATAAGATTAGGAATAAGTTCAAATCCCGTCTTAAACGTTACAATGTCAACTGCCAGTATCAGGAAGCTAAAGAAAAAGCGTTTGCGGTGTTTAGAAATGGCGATTAGTTACCAACTTGATACAAACTATTCTTTTAGTAACAAACTTCACCGTTAATTTGTTGTGCCCTAATATTGGGGCAATTAACAATTAAAAGTAAAGATATATGGAATCAAAAACAGTTGTGTACACCCCCGAAGCTGGTGGTGGTAACAGTGGAATGATGGCTATGCTTGCCCCTCTGTTGCAGCAGAAAGGTATTGACCCTAACTTGTTGGTTGCTATGAACGGTAAGAATGGCAATAACGGTTTTGGTGGAGATGGTTCATGGTTTATGTGGATAATCTTCTTGTTCTTCTTGTTCCCGTTGTTCGGACGTAACGGATGGGGTGGCAATGATGGCGGCTGTGGCGGTGGTGCTGGTGCTCCCGGATTGGCTGGTCTTATCAACAACGATAATGGTCGTGAGTTACTTATGAGCGCAATTCAAGGCAACGGTCAAGCTATCAACAATCTGGCTACTAACTTGAACTGTTCAGTAGGTCAGATTCAGCAAGCTATCAACGGTGTAAGTGCTAAAGTTGCAGAAGTTGGCTGTCAAGTAGGTATGTCCTCACAACAGATTATCAACTCAATCCAAGCTGGTAACTGTCAGATAGCTAACCAAATGGCACAGTGCTGCTGCGATGTGAAGGGAGCAATCCAACAGCAGGGTTACGAAAACCGCATTGCTACAATCAACCAGACAGATGATTTGAAGTCTAATGCTAATACTCAGTTCAATATTCTGGGTGCTAAGATTGACGCTCAAACTCAGATTATCAATGATAAGTTCTGTCAGCTTGAAATGCGCGAAATGCAGAATAAGATTGATACATTACGTGCTGAGAAATCGGCATTGGAGCTTAGTGCATCACAGCAAGCACAAACAGCTAATATCGTAAATCAGCTTCGCACTCCTGCGCCCATTCCAGCTTATTGTGTGCCGAACCCTAACTGTTGCTATGGCTATCCGTTTGTGAACGCCTATGCTACTGGTTATGCGGCAGGCGAAGGCTGTGGCTGCGGTTGCTAATAATCCATAGGGGGCTTTGTGTCCCCTATAATATTAACTCTTAAAATAAAGGAATATGACTACCTATTTTAACAATGGTGTTTCCGTAGCGAGAAGGGTAATTGTACCCAAAATAGACGTTGCAGGCATTCCCGTAATTGAAACTTCGGGATATGTAGAAACTACAGATGAAGCTACTCCTACAGTAGATTATGGAATTAACCCATGTATCTGGCGTGCCCTTCCAAACCGTACAGTAGTTCTTTGGAAAGTTCGTCACCCGGTTAGTACAGCAGGAGCTACATTACCCGTTAATGTAGTTGTTCCGATGGCAAACCGAAACAGTACAGTAGTTTCAGAGAATAGCAATGTGGGAACGACTAAAATTCCAGTTATAGACAATAAGTCTACGCAAGTTCTTGGGCACGATGTAACTGTTCCGCAAGGTACAGCCGCACCAGCACCACAAATTCAAGCAGGATATACTACTGAGCATTGGGTCTATATTGACAAATGCTGTGGAATATTCAGACTTATGGGAGTAACGGCAATCAACAGTCCGGCAGGAGCTACAGCAGCTACTCAGTCTGCATCTGCTTCATCGGCAAAGAGTAAGTAACAATTAAAAGTTTAGACTATGTTTGGTTCATTAAAGCAAGGGAATATTTGCTATATTCTTATCAAAGGTGAGAAACCAATATTGAAGATAGGAACGGTTGAATCCGTATCTAATCCTATGCCTAAATATCCTACCTATAATCCTTCTGTACCTTTTGGAGCACAGCAGGAAACAGTTATAGATGCGAAGATAAAGGCTGGTGAAGAGGTTATGGAATTTCAGAAACTTCCTACAAATGTGGAGGTATTTACCTATTCTAATGCTATTGTATCGGACAAGAAGGAAGCAATTCTTTCAGAGGTTGAGAATATGATTCAGACCAGCCGTCAGATAGTGGAAAGCAGAGATTACCATCAATCTGTAATAGAAAGCTGCGATAATATATTGAAACAACTCAATCCTCAGTTTGCCAAAGAGAAACAGCAGGAAGAGAAAATCGGTTCTTTAGAATCGGAAGTTAAATCTTTAAAGGGTGATTTGAATGATATCAAGTCCCTGCTTCAAGAACTGAATAGTTCTAACAGAAACAGTAAAACAACATCTAAAACGTAAATAGTATGGGAATGATAGAAATTTCTCAAAGAGGTCGTGGTGGTGTCAAAGATGCCTACGATAACTTCAAAGAGAGCATGAAGTGCTTGAAGGAAGACTTTGAAACCCTTTTGGACGAAATGGAAGAAATGGGTGAACGTCGTGAAGATTACGGACGCGAGTACGATAGAGACTACGACCGTGATTATGACCGGGAAGACCGTATGAGCGAGCGTAGAGGTCGCCGTCGCCGTCGTTGATAATGTAGTAGAGGGGAGGAGATTATTCTCCCCTTTTGTTTAACAAATAAATATTCAGTAAAATGGGAAATACTTCATTTGATGTATATGACAATATACCAGAAGAAATGCGGACGTATCTTCAAAACTATGGCTTTAATTTCAGTGAAAAAATGTGTGATTGGGCAGTTTCAATGATGAAGACTAAAGAGGGTAAGATAACTCCTATTACTAAAGACCAAGTTACAGCCATGCTTAAAAAGTATAACATTACTCTTGAAAAGGATAATGGCTATAATAGTGTGTATGTTGCGAATATGGCAAAAGCTGATTATTTGGGCAAAAGCATTCCCAACGAACAATACCATGCAACATTCATTCGCGATTATATCGACGACCCGGATTACCCTACAACGGAGAAAGCTTTCCGTCATTTCTTCGCAGACATGATGGGCATGGGAAAAGTAATTAATTGGAAGGATATGCTCTAAATATTCCTTTTATGAAACGACAAGAGCTTTATATCGAAAAATATGATTGGCATATATTGCTGTTCTTGGACTACAGTTGTGATTATTTGGATGAAGTCTTGGATGCAATGGATAAGTTGAAATGCGGCAGTAAAAGTTATGATATTGCTTATGACAACTTGTCCTCTTGCAGCGTAAATACTGGGCTTACATTCAGTGACTACATCAGTAGGACATCTGTTATTGTAATTAGTATAACCAACTCTGAAAAAGAGTTTCTTAAATCATATCACCATGAATTGGGACATTGTGCCGTTCATATCTGCCAATTCTACGGTATTCCATTAGAAGGGGAAGAAGTACAGTATTTAGGTCAAGATTTGGTAGATAGGACATGGGACATAGCTAAGATTTTCTTATGTGACTGTGATTGTTGTAAAAATAAAAGAAATGAAAAGAAAAGAGATTTTGAAGGCAATGAAAGCCATGAAAAGTGAGAAACCGATTAATTCCATGTATAGAATGATACCTAAGTCACGCATGGACGAGTTTAAACGCTTCGCAGCTATCTTTGGATTTACTGAGGAGAATATAGAGAATATCTTGTCGAAGGAAAAAGAAATGGTGGGCAAATAACCCACCACACTTATATATAAAGCAAAGTTTAAATAAAGTAAAATGTTTGTTTTTTAGTTTATAATATCTTATCTTTGTACTGAACTAAAGACGCATAATATGTTGAAAGCCTATAAATATAGATTGAAGCCTACTAAGGAACAGAGGATATTCTTTGAGAAATCCTTTGGATGTGTACGCTTTATATATAATTGGGCTTTAGCAAAGCGGATAGAAGCCTATCAGAGCGAAGGGAAGCGAATAAATGCGGTTGACCTATGTAAGATGCTTACCGACTTAAAGAAAGCGGAAGGCATGGAGTGGCTGAAAGAAGTAAGCAATCAAAGTTTACAGCAGTCAATCCGGAACTTGGATAGTGCATTTACAAGATTCTTCCGTGAGAAGAAAGGGTTTCCTAAATTCAAGTCCAAACACAAAAGCAGAGCAGCATATAAGGCTATCAACTCTGTAGAAGTAGACTTGGATAACAACCGGATTAAACTTCCTAAAATCGGATGGGTGAAGCTGTCTGAGAATAGAAAGTTTGAAGGAGATGTAAGGTCTGTCACGGTATCTAAAAATAAGACAGATAAATACTATGTCAGTGTATTGGTTGAGGATGGGAAAGAAATTCCATCTAAAGAACCAATAACTTATGAGGGTACAATCGGCATAGATGTGGGAATAAAGGACTTTGCAGTATGTTCCAATGGGGACGTATTTCAAAACCCTAAATATCTTGAAAAAGCTACTGACCGATTGAATATAATCCAAAAGCGTTTCAGTAAATCTAAGAAGGGAGGAAACAGACATGAAAGACTTAGAAAGCAGTTAGCAAGACAATACGAGAAAGTAACCAACCAACGGACAGACTTCTTACACAAAGTAAGTACAAAGCTCGTTCGCGAAAACCAAGCGATAATCATAGAGGACTTGAACATTGACGGCATGATGAAAAATCACAAGCTTGCACGTTCAATAGGCTCTGTTGGTTGGGCTACTTTCTTCTCCATGCTTGAATACAAGTGTGAATGGTACGGAAAGACTTTAATTCGCATAGGTCGCTTTGAACCGTCTTCAAAGATGTGTGAGTGCGGATATATAAATAGAGAACTTAAACTTTCCGACCGCAAGTGGACTTGTCCCAAGTGTGGAACTACAAATGACAGAGATTTACTTGCAGCCCGAAACATTAAACGCTTCGGACTACAAGCACAGAATTTATTAACCCAACCGATGGCGTATCGGGGATTGGACGGTGAGAACCCAACTATGGACGACCGGAGCACAAGCTCCCTAAGAAGTAGTGGCTCGATGAAACGTCAAGTTATTCAAGTGTAAGCTTGGATATAAACGCTTTAAGTAGGCTTCTTCAAGCTTACCATACTTTTAACTATCATCCATTTATCTCGGTAAAAGCTGTTGGATGATATAAGTTCCTGCATGTTTGATATTCCTTGGTATATACTACTTGTAACAAATATAGCATCATCAATAGATACTTCTTGTGCTATTGTTTCATAGTCTTTTTTACAGACTTCTCTTAATACATACCAATAGAACCATCTTGCATAAACTATATCTTTACTTCTGTCTTTAGAAAGCATATCAGCCCTATCTACACCGAATAGGCTGGCGACAAAATATGACAATGAAATTTCCCAATTCATATCATATTTCCTAAGAATGTCACACACTTCTTTGAGTGTCTTGTCTTTCATATTGATAAAATCGTTTTTAAGTTTTTGGCAATTCATGGTTTTTCTCTTTCATTATCTGGTTAATTCTCTTTATCAAGGGTTGTTCAGTAGTTCTGCTTACAATCATACATAAGGATTTCATCTCTTTTGTTTCCCAGCTTGCAAGTAGTTCAAACCGAAAGGATGCAAGGTAAAAATATCCCTTATATGAAACGTTTGGGAAAGGTTTTCCGGTATAAAAGGCATTGCATTCTATGAATGGTCGGGGTTTAATGTCATTGAATGTACAAGTCTTTTCATCAAACACCTTTTCTATTGCTCTTTGCACACATATAAACGGTTTTCCCTTATCATCTTTCCAAAAAGTTACATTCACATCAAAATGAATACCTTCTACATTCAGCCAGCCCATTAATCCTTTCGTAGTGTTCTTGACATAACCTTTATTTCTCTGATTTCTGAACTCCATAGCCATACAAACTAAAATCTAACCTTGCAGGGTCAGAAGGAAATACTTTTTTTGCAAATTCAGTCACTTTTATACAAGTCTTTCTTGATTCATCTACTTTGGGGATAATCCCAAATTCAACTGCCGACTGCAAAGAATGTGTATCACAAGGAACAAGAAGCCGGGAAGGAGAAAGAGTTTTCCATAATCCAATGTCAACTACACTATCTTTCCTTATCATCCATCTAAGCAGCATATTTACTCTTTTATTTGCACAATTACTGTTTGGGCTGGGTATCATTGTTTCACCATGTAATAAATGGCATAATCCTTGGCAATAGTAGGTACATTTCTGCGAATAAGTAACACGTCCAAGAGCATCTTCAAGATTAGGGTACTTCATGTATATGGAATGAAGTTTATCACAAAGGGAAGCAAAGCAATGCCAAGAAGTCATACGGTATAAGCTCGTATAATTATCCTTGTATTTATTCCATTCCACGCCATATATATATTGAAAAGGCTTATTCCCCATTATCTCTGTAAGAATATAATCTATTTTGGGAATGAATACTGAACGCCTGCCATAAGCAAGCCAAGCTGCTATGACTGCCGCTACTTCGATGTCTTTTCTATCCTTAAATCTTCGTGGGAATTGTATAGGGTCAGACTTGATAAAACTCTCTACCTCATACTTTTCTGCAAGGTCAATGTAGTCTTTAAATTTCATTTTCATATCATTTTGTTACGTGCAAAAATAAAGTGTTTTTTTGAAACTTCCAAATATCTGGCTACTAATTTGATACAAACTTTAGTTCTTTCAGAACTTGGTACAAAATACTGCACGAAGGTAACTACGCCTCTGCATTAGACAGTAAATATCTAAAACTTTCTGGTGGAACATTGACGGGGACACTAACGGTCGGAGATACTTTAACTTCTGCTACAGTAGTTACCGTTAAATCAAGTAATGCAACTGGAACTTATATTCAATTTGTAAATAGTACAATACCTACAGTTGAAGTAGGATATAATGCGACTTTTGGAGCTTACCTATACAATGATAAACTTGATAGCCATCCTACATTATGCTTAGGAATGACTGATAATGTAGCTAATGGCATAGTATTTAGATATAGTGGTGCAAACTACAATATATTACATGCTGGCAATTACCAAAACTATATGCACAATAGATTTGGTACATCTGGTCTTATAGTATATTCCTCTTCAAGTAATGAGATTAACTTCGGAGGCACATATACAGCTAATAACTATATCTTTTTTGGATATACTTCAAAAGATAATAGACCAAGACCTACTGAATATCATTTTGGGCAAAATGATGCAAGTTTACATGGGAAATATTTCCAGTCACATATACCTACTGGCACACAGCCGTTTCAGTGTGTATCTACTACTACATGTACGAATTTAAATGCGGATATGGTGGACGGGTATCATGTTAATGATTTAACTAAAAGGGTTTTTATCAATGGAATACCGGGAGGAGCAGGTTCTAAATGGATAAGAATTGGTGTTTTAAAATATCCGAGTGCAGGAGATTCTAACACTGTAATGATAACTATATCAAATTCATATTCATATTCTATGAATAGGTCTGTAACTTTTATAATATCATTGACACACCACAGTTCTAAACCTATAATAACACAATTGAATGGTTATCCTGCTCCATTTTCAAAAGTAAGAATTTTAGCTCCTAAAGATAGTAATGGAAGTTATATATATGGTGATAGATATGTAGACATATATTATTTTACTTCAACTGCAAGTGGAGCAAGTAATGTTATTTATTTAACTGCTATAAATCTTAATTATAATAGCACATATCATTTTGTTCCCAATAAAAACTTTGTAGATGGAACAACTATTCCTTCTAATTATGATGAAATATGGAATTTTCCTTTTACTACTGGCTTAGGTAGTAATGCTAATATATATTCACAAGATGGTTCGATTGAGGGAGGGACTTTAAAACTAAGTTCTACAAGTACTTTTGGTGAAACTGCAACTTTTAATGGTGGAATGTATTCTGGTAATATCTTTCCGTTAAGCAATAATAATTACAGAATAGGTTCATTTAGCAATAGATTTATAGATGCGTATATTCAAGCTTGGGTCTATGCTAATTCTGGTCTTTATATGAATCCATCTGGTATAACCCAAAATGGTTCTTATTTGGAACTTTCAAGCGGTGGAAATGAGATTATTATAGCTGGAGGCACTGATTTTCATGTTAATTATAGAGGTGCAAGTTATGGCGGTAGGTCTGTTCCTAAAAAATGGCATTGGCGGGCAGGAAGCAGTTCATCTTGGGCAAATATGGAATTTGGAGATTGCACCCTGCATGGTTGGATAAATAGTACGGGAATAACTGGAAGTGGTGCTAAGGCTTATAATGTAGGAGCAAGATTTGCAAATACAAGCCATGATAGCATTGAAATTGTTGGAGGTAATTATACAATGGGACTTGGCTGTCATTCAAATGGTTTGTGGCATTGGTGGAGAGGTACTGCTAACCCGACAAGCTCTACAAATAAATCGTATGTTATGGAATATGATGGTAGTACATGGGCTTTTACTGGAAGTATTACTGCTACGGCTGCAATCACCGCTAAAGCTACTTCTGACTTTAGATTAAAAGAGAATTACGATGGGCTTATAGATTACCGAGAAAGACTACTAAAACTTGGCAGAGTTTATGACTATAATTATAACAAAAAAGCATTGGATTTATACCAAGATAGGATAGACAATAAACGTCATACCGGACTTGTATATCAAAATGCGGTGAAAGCTGGTATCACAAATTTCTGTCACGAAAAGGATGAATATGGATATGGTAGCTTGAATTATTTATCTCCCGACCTTATCGCAACAATCATTGGTTCTGTGCAAGCCAATATCCTTTCTATCCGTCTTGTTGAATCAGAGCAAGAACGAATGAGAAAGGAATTGGAACATGCTAAATCAGAGATTAATAAGCTTAAAGGCTTAGTTGCCTCTTTACAGAACTAAGTTCTTTTTCTAAGGTAGCTATCTTCTTTTTGAGGGTAGCTACCTCATTATCTACTTGCTGAATACCTCGCCATAATACGGGTATTAAACGTTCGTATTGTATTACATAATAATCTTTAAAACAGTTACTTACCCATTGACTATATCCATTTATTAGCAAGTCTTGTGCAATAAGTCCGTAATGCTCCTCATTGTCATTAAAGATTGGAGAGTTTGCTTTTGCGGTATCATTCCAGTAATACTTCACTGACTTTAACTTGTGAATAATAGCCAAAGCATTGTATTCTTTAATATTTTTCTTCAATCTTATATCAGAAGAGGAAGACTTGGCTGTAACTGCACCAGTTGCCTCTATATTACCATTAATTAATAGTCTTGCGCCACTTATTTGTAACCATTTTGCACTAAATTGTCTTGAAGTACCTGCATTACCTAAAACAATTTCATTATTATAATATCCAAGTCCCATTGCTATAGTACCACTTCTAACCATTGCGTAGCATACATATCCAGTATTAGCTGTATTGGGACGAGTACAGTTATAATAACCATACGCATTATCGCTTCCTCCATCGCCAGCAGAGAACAGATTTGAAGTTCTTATCAGACCAGTTGCAGTAATGCTTGTAACTCCCGTCATAGCTCCACTGACGTTTGCCGAACCGTTTACTGACTGTCCCCAAATCGTTCTTGTAGTTCCCCAATAGGAAGTTGTGATATTAGCTGAACCGTTGAACGATGTACCATTTATTGTACGTGAAGTCTGTAATGTTGTAGCGGTTGTAGCGTTTCCACTTAGAGAGCCAGTCAGTGTTCCGGATAGTCCTCCGTTAAATGTCGCCTTACCAGCAAAAGTACTTGTAGAACTTATGTCGAGATTATAACTATAAACACACTTCCATCTTAAATCAGTAGTTCCCGAAGTTATTGAATTACTAAGATGGGGCTTTATATTTTGATAATATGTATCTTCAATAAAAGATACATATGTAATTCCTCCTTGTGTTAGTGTTGTACTAAGACTACTGTTAATTTCAGAGTTATTAATAACTTCTGCATTATTTCCATTTGCCTTAGTTTTATATTTTATACGGTATGGCAAAGTGATAGTTGATAATCCTCCTGCAATAGTTGAACGAATAACCCCTCTAAAATAATAACTATCTATTCTATTATCCCGATATGGGATTTCAATACAATAATACCAAATGTCATTATACTTACATTTTTTTAATACATATTGATTAGATAAAAAAGAGCCTATTGATTTTATATTCCAAAAAGTACTATTATAAATAGTCGAAATCTTCACATCAACCCAAAAGCATTGATTAGATCCATTTGTATATCCAGATATAGTACCATCTATAGTATTATAACCAGTTAAATTATTAGTTGCAGGAATAGGTAACAACAGCAATACTTCATAGCTATAACTTCCTTCACTACTCCAATATCTATGTTGAAAATGTTCATCTCCACTTAGAAGCGAAAACTCTCTATTTAATCCAATTATATTTTTATTTACTACTAATTCGGTTGATATAGTAGATGTATTGTTGTCCCATTTTTGCCACGGATTTGAAAAAAGTCCAGCATAAGCATAAGAAATAGATTGCCCATTACCATAAAAACCAAATTTTACTGGGGGAGAAGTCTTATTTATAATAGCACCAAATCCTCTCTCCCATCCTCCGGTTATAGAGCTACTAATATCTATAAAAAATTCTCCCCATTGAGAAGATATACTTGCAGTTGTTTGCCCAGTACCTACGACTAAGTTTCCCGTCATAGTATCACCAGCCTTTTTGACGTAGGTAGAATTTAGGATGCTACTGTAGTTCTCTGAATCAATGAGTTGTTTCCACGAACCAAAACCAGATATATTATAGTCTTTATTGCGGTAATAAATATGTCCTCCTTTACCAGAAGAAAAATAAAGTTGAGGTTGCCAATGAACTGGACGGGTACTACATATCTCCATAGTATTCCCATAGGTCGTAGGCATAATATCTCCTGAACCATAAGTTTCAAAGAAGTTGACCCTACTACTTCCTGCTCTATTCGTATTATTTATATTATCTATACTCGAATCTGCGACTTTGACACTTCCAGAAGCATAATTAGTACTATTATTTGAGTGAAGGATAGTCCAAGTATTATAGGTTAAGAAGTTATTCCCTATAATAAAACTATATTTCCCAGCAGCTTCATTCCAAACTTCTGTGCTTCCCAATGGATTTAAGAATATAAGTTGTTCAGTATTTTGATACCCAATTTCGGCAATTTTTGTATCTGATGCGGCATTATTCCAAATGATACCTCTTCTGTAATTAGAAGTATCTCTTGCCATTCTAATAGAAAATTCAGCCAGATTTTTCAACTGTAATCTGCCAGTCATTTCATCGCCTGCCTTCTTCACATAAAGAGCGTCTGTATATTCTTTATAATTTCCTCCGTGGAGTATTCTGTACCAAGTTCTGAAAGAACTTGCACCAACACCTCTAAAGTAAAAATCATCAGAATTATAGGCTGCTCTTAATTGGAATAACCTATTTGCCGCAGAACCAATGTTTAATACAGTATCATTAGCACCAGTAGTTCCATATGCAGTACCATTTGCCTCCCATACAGATGTCTTAGATGCTGTAAATGTAGATACAGTATCTATCGCAGTAGAGGTTATTTGAGCATATCTCTCTAAATGGTTGGCGGTAGTAGCAATATTGCCTTTAGTTAATGTCAGTACTCGCGTACTATTGTCATAAGTAGCGTTGGTAAGGACATTTCCCGTTCCAGTAATAGTAGTGGAAGGGTAGTTTGGGAGCGTAATATACTTGTTTGTATCTGGTGCATAAGTTTGGTTGTTAACTTTGATACCAGCAATGCCAGTACCTCCACCACCATTCTTTTCAAGCTCAGTAATTCTACTTGCCAACTTGTTGATAGTGTATGCGTTGAAGGTGTCTGATAATGTTGAATCAGCAAAAGTGCCACCTAAACTTGAATATCCATAAACGGTGTCGATAAGACCGCCACCTCCTCCACCGCTACCGGAACTGATACCTTTTGCAGATACAGCACCACTTGCGTAGAAGTTAACTGCCGAGCCATCTTCTTTGTAGACTTTGATAGCATTATTGGCACTATCCACTCCAATGCGATACCCAGTTGTTCCTATTTCGATGTAGTCGGAAACCGTCAATTTCTGCATTGGATATTGCGGTATCATATAGCTAATAGTCTTCGGAGTTCCAGAACGATATACAATTTGGAATAGAGAAACATAGTCGCCAAGCTGATTTTCTTTGATGATGAATGATTGTGGGTCAGCATGGAAAACACCATCAGTCCCCCACCATACAGTACCACTTGCAAGGTAGCCAGAGCCATCCATACGAATGATAGCCTTTGCTACATCTGATGGCATGTTTGCTTCTGTATAATCTGCTCTATCCTTCATAGAACCTCCATACCAAGAAGCAATACCTCCACCGACCTTAGTAGCATCATAGACACCATTCATACCGGACATTACTTTAAATCCAGCTACCGGGTCAGTATATCCCAGCATGTTTAACGCATTCTGAATAACGCCACCTTCGATTGTGGTACTCTCTTTCCACGCTTTCTTTAGATATTCATAACCAGCCAAATCTTTTTTAACGGTATCTACTGCTGCCTTAGCTGCGTCACTGATGGCATTCAAAGCTGCCGTTCTTTGATTGTAGTATGCAGATTGCTTTGAAGCGAAGTCAGAAGGTATAGTTATATTTTCGGGAGTAGAAGCAGATAATGTAACCAACACTGCACGATAATTGCTATGAGCATTCAGATAACCCGTAGGGCTACCCAATGAATACAAAGTATATCCTGCTGTAATATTTGTCTTGTCAGCGTCTATACGAACTATTTCATCTTTGATTGATTGCTTTTCAGTAGGAGATATAACCCCATCTTCTGCCCACTTATCCAATCTTTGTTTAGCTGCTTCCGCTTCTGCTTTAGCTGCATCTGCCGCCTTTTGAGCCTCTTCCGCAGCTTTCTTCGCATCTTCTGCGGAAGTGTTTATTTTGTCTTGGATAAAGTTGTTGGCTGCATTCAAATAAGCTATAAAATCTCCATATTTGGTATTGAAGGTGTCGTACCTACCATCTACCAAAGCGACTTCCGTTGAGGTAGCTACTCCGTCAGCTATGGCATCATCAATAGCAGTAATAAGCTCGGTAGTTGCCACATTAAATCCATCATAAGCGGTTTTTAGTTCTACCTTAGCAGTACCGGACAATAAAGGATTACCATAAACCTTAGAATAAGATTCAGCTACGCTCTTCTGTATTGATTTAATTGAGTTCAAATATTTCTCAATCGCAGCAGCTTCTTGTCTGTCAACAATACCGTCTTTAAAGGCTTCGTCTGTGAAGTCTTTCATATTGGTTACAGTCTGCTTTGCGTCATTGGCTTCTTTCTTAGCTTCTTCTGCTGCCTTTTGCGCTTTAGCTGCTTCAAGATAAGCCTTTGAAGTGTCATTATCTGCAATCTGCTTCCATCCCCATGTATCTCCCGTCTTTACCCATCTCCATGATTTTCCTGCATCGGGAGTAGTTTCATCATCGACATATTCTTGGATATTGGTAAATACATCACCTTCATGCCGTTTTTTCAAAGCTTCTGTGTTCCAATCAACTGCTGGCTGATTAGTAAGAGTTGGTGTATATTCTCCGTACCAAGTTTCCTTTACTCCATCTATTTGGTCTTGGAAGCTGTTGAATGTTTCCTCAACGTCTTTGCCGGATTTGGTTACAAGTTTACCTTTTATCTCAACACCAGTTACCGTATCAAACTTCATATAGCTGCTCTTATCTCTTGCTCCGATATAAGAGTTGCCATAGACGTTCATATAAGCGAGATTTGTGGTCTTATCAACACCATAGGACACATACTCTTTGTTGAGGTATGAATAGCTGTTTATGCCAGCATATAAAGTCATACTTGGTGAGAAAGTGTCAACTGCACTAAAGATAATTGCATTCTGTCTTGTCTTGTCCTCTACATGAGTAACACCATTTGCATCAACAAAGGTCTTATTACCTAATTGGCAAATGGTATCTCCTACTCGCGGTGCATCACTGGCTGCATCAGCATCAGTTTTTGAGATGTCGATGTAATTAGTTCCTACGTTTACGACTAAACGCCAAAAGTAATGATTTGACACATTCTCATAAACTCCCTCCTTAATATTGAAGTCTTGTGCTAAAGCCATATCCCCAGCGCGGAAACGATTATCTAACGCTTCTGTGCCATCATCTTGATAGAAATAGCATCGCCAGTAGTCCCAAATGTTTTCGCCAGTCTTGTTACCTTCTTCGTCAAGTATATCATTTCTATCTTCTATCTTGATACATTCGATTGCACCACCGGGAGTAATCATTTGACGACCTCCGATAACTCCGGTCTTGATAATCTCCAAAGCATAGAACATGGCTTTCATTCGTACAGTTAGATAGTCAAGTTCAGCATGGGACTTTCCGTCTGTATCTGCATAGAATATACCGCCCGTACTTCCGGTCACAAAGCTACCGACTTTCAATCCACGCAAGAAAGTTATCATTCCTTGTGCGGTATCATCTTTAACTCTGCTGAGTTTTTTGTTCAGTTCGCCTACAATGTCAAGTCCATAAATAGCTTGTAACTGTGCTACTTGACTTCCTAACTTACTAAGACCGTCAGCTATCTGTCCTATCTGATTTAGTACAATAGACACTTCATCTGTAAGAGTAATGTTATAAGTAGGTAGCGGATTTGTACCATATTGAATAGACATCTCTTTTACAGATAATGCCATTGCTTCTTCTTCGTCCTTATACAAGAATCTGACAATAGTATTAGGCTTAATCTGCGCAAGAATTGCTTGGTTTGTTTCCAAGAAGTGTTCGTCGAAGCTCAAAGGATAATCATACAAAGGCATATTATTTTCAAGCATATATCTTTTCATGGCAACGTCCAAACGTTCTTGTGCCTTGTCTATATATGCTTGTGGCATTTCAATGTGCAATATGACAAACTTGTCGCCAGTTTTAACTTGCTGGAACTTGCTTGGCATTATCGTACCAAATGTATCTAAGTCCTTTGTCAGTTTAATAGTAATAGCTTGGTCTGTACTGTCTGGATATTTAGCATAGTCCCTCTGTTCTCCATTTGGTTTGAATACAATGTTTCCAGCTTCATCAGTTACATAGAAGTTCTTTTTTACATCTTCCCAATCTACGGCTACCTCGTAGTTAGCTCCTAATGTGTCACCAGACTTCATGGAGAAGGTCATTCCGCTTGTAACTGCTGCTTGTGCATATAAGTCAAAGCCAAGAGGATAAAGCGTCACATCAAAATACGACTGTCTAACCTCTCCCGTTTCGGGGTCAATATAATCATCCCAGCCACCTTCTGGTACTATTACTTCTTTGAACAAGTCAATAGCTTGTCCCTTGTATGTCATACCTTCAATAGTAGGTTGTATGCTGGAAAATTCTTGGATATGGAATACTGGTGCAAGAGGATTGATAGGAGTAGGATAGCTGCTATCTGCGTCATAGTAGTCAATGAGAGGTTCTTTAGAACCAAACAAGACTTTATTTCTAACTGCCTCTACATATACTGATGGCATTAACGTGTCACGAGTATATGGGTGCTCAATGCGATTTCCGTCTGCATCTGTAATTATAGGATAGCCATACGGAATATTAATGTTGCTACCATATCCAGCAATACGAGTAATGACCTTATTATTCTTTGGTGTGCAATCGTTGTTTTTCAGTCCTACACCTTGTCCGAATTTGAATATGTATGGCTTGTTTTCATCGTCGAGTATTTCCTTAGATGGCTTGCCAAACCAAATAGTATATCCATCAACTACAAATGGGACTTTCCATGTTTCGTATGCAGTCTTGCAAACGTCTGAAATAAATTGATTGCTGAATGATAACACATCACTCATTGTCCCATCATCTACAAATGTTGGCTGTAACTTGCAAGTCCATTTAGTTCCGACAAGACATGAGTTGATTTTTTGAACGAACATGCTTAATGTACCAATCCACGAGAAAGTCCGTTTTTCGCTGCGATAACTTTCCTCACTGCTACTAATAGCAATGTCAGTAAAGGGAATGTTGTACAATTCAATCATTTCATGGTAGAAAGTACAACTATATTTAGTCATTCCCTTTGCCTCGCTGTTTTCCGAAGTCATTCCTTTTCTAACAACTACGGGAGGATTTTTAAGAATGTACTTTATTCCTTTATACTCTACATATTCTTGCAGAGTAAACGAAAGTGAATTGTCTTTATAATAAAACTCTCCTTCTATCTTGTCATTTAACGACATAACAATAGTTGAGAAAGTGTGTTTTCTCAAACTGATGTCGTGGAAGGGAGTGCCATCTTCATTGTATATATTCAGTATAGGGTTTACTTCGTTCGCCATTTTACGTAGTATTTAATTCCGATTATTCCTATGATTGTTGCATTAATTAGTAAAAGCCACCAGCACCATGATGGAACATGCTTCTTAATGACTTCTTTCTCCTTAATGACTTCTTTCTCTTGATATATAGTATCGTTCTGTATGACTGTTCTGTCTATGTACTTGATTTTTTCAATATACTTAGTATTAAAAACAGTATCGCCTTTTTGAATAACAGAAAAATAGATACTATCTCTTGTGTGTACTGTTAAAGTGTCATGCCGTTCTTTGATAATCTCTTTTATTTCTGTATTTTTCTCCAAGTCTTTTGCAGTTCGGCATGAAAACAAAAGAGGCAAAAGGATTATTAGGAGAAGAACCTTTTTCATCCTTTGAAATAGGTTACTTTGCCATTACTTCCATCAGTACGTACATCTAAGTGTACCCAAGTGACATCTTGTTCCAAGCGTACCGGATAAGGGAGAAGTATCTGATTTGCCTTAATCCAATTACGAACTTCCAAAGCGGTCATTCCCTTCACATCAAAGTCCAGCGCAGTTCCTTGTAGATGTGCAGACACATACACCTTTTCCAATCGTGTCTTTTCAGCTACTAATTGGCACACATTACAGCGCAGTCCTCTTTGTGTCAGACTTCCTCCCGAATGCCAAGTATTGACAGTTATAGGCTTACCAAGCTTTTCTCGTATGACGCATATTGTTTCAAGCAACCGTGGGTCAAAAAACGTCCAAGCCATTTCTCCAAACTTGTTATATACATGCTTGCAAACAAGCTCTTTGATATTGAAATAGTTCTTTATATTCATAATCAGTCCTCCTTCTTTTCATTCTTTTCACAGCCTCTACATTCTTCACATTCATGTGCCATATCAAACTTTGCTTGCTTTAACAGCACCGGACATTCTTCGCTTGGTACTTTGCAAATGTATGCTTGCCGTATAGAGATAACTTTTTCTTCATACTTTTTTTTCAGTTCTGAAAGGTCGTTTTCAATACGGGTTACTTCCTTGTTCACATACGTCTGTATGTTACTGTAGCTTTTCTCCATTATTGATATTGACTTTTCAAGGTTCGTAATCTCAACTGTCCGAGCCTCTGCCATCGCTTTCTTGCGAGAAGGTTTCATATTTACAAGTGAAACTATTCCACCTAAGAAACCTCCTCCTCCAAGTATTGATACTAAAATCTGCGTCCAATCCATGATATTGTTATTTTAAACGTTGCTACTGTAAGTAGTTTTATTAGGAGTTTCGATAATCTCTGTATTGTTGTTCTTGCTTATCCGTTCAGCTTTTTCAGCTTGCTTGATAGCATCTTCTTCTTCTTGCTTTTTCTCTTTTTCTACTCGGTCAAGTTCATCCGGTGCAGAAGACGGAGATTCTTCAATCAATGTTTGTCGGGAAATCCATTTAGATTCCATAGCTAAGTTGGTAATCTTAGTATTGTTGGTTTCCATGCTCCAAATATTCAGTTTGGCTTTAATTTTCAAATCTGTATAAGCATTCGTCTGGTCTTCTTCCAATCCTAACATCTCTTGGAAGAGATAGGTTATCTCATTGATAGAATCAGACCAATCAGCAACACTTTGAGTAGCCAGTGCAATATCATTACGCATAGACAATGCAATGCCGTTGCCACCGCTTCCAGTATTAGTGATATCCTTTGGAGTGATAAAGCTGACAGATGAAGCGATTGAAACTTGTTCCAGCAAATATTCCAGATAAGCAATCATACTTTCCGGCTCTGGAAACTCCAAAGTCTTTGCTTCTGTCTTGTAGCTTGAACCTTCGTCTGCCGGGAGATTGATAACTAATGTGCCGTTATCTCGCTTGAAACTGTCTTCATTCATTTCCCCTTTTAAGACTAATCCCCAAGTACCAAACCGCTTTAATGTCACAGCATGTATATTTGTAAGCAATTCAATTATCTCAATTATACTTTGAGAATATTCCCAAGCTACTTTGCCTCTATGGTAGACAAGAGGATTACGGCTAAACCCATGAAGAATCCTTTCAGTAACCCATCCATTATTGGTAGGTTCTCCTTCTTTGCTTCGTATTGAACGATAAAGGTACTTATCATCGAATGTATCAATGACTTCTGTCAAATCATCTATCTTATAAAATAAGGAGCGTGAAATTTCTTCTCCATATTCATTGTAGTTGGGTATGACAGAATATCCATCATCATAGGAATAGACTTTAACTGTTCCCTTTTTCTTTATAGGGTCAAATTTGAATAGTACGCCAGCATCGCCAACCTTCTTCTGCTTGGATATTAGTTCGTACTTGATTTGCTCCATATTCCTCATGTTCCATTCCAGCTTGAAGTTCTGAAACTTCTTACTGATGGTATCGTTCTTCTCTATATTACAGAGAGTAAAAGAAATAGGATTAGCAGTGAGATGAAGAACATGTGCCGCATGAATATTCTTTTGCAAAGAAACTGTCAGCACAAGTTCATCTATGACTATATCAGTATCTCCAACTCTGACTGCAATCTTAGGAATTGAATTATTATACTTTATATTGTGTAGAGAAGGGTCGTACTCTCTCAGATAGAGGTCTTGTGAAACCTCTTGCAATGTCAAGTCGCTCAACTGGGCAGTTGTTTTTTGGTTAAGTGTAACATCACCAATATAAGTTTTGCACGACTGAAATTTTCCACCTCTTGTAAAAGGCTTCTTCAACAACAGCCGCGTTGGTTCTGACAAATACCAATCAATGTTTTTTCTCGTTATCATTTTATATGCTGCTTAAAATTTTCAATATCTTATCTGAATTAGTAATCTTTCCTCTTTCCCTTGTTGGTTGTGCAGTACCATTTACTTGGTTCATTATATCTTCAAGAGATAATTTCCTTCTTAATTCTCCACCAGTAGCACCAGCCAATTCCCTATAACAGTCATAACACAATCCCCCACAAAGCATAATGATGTTGTCTGTAAGGTCGGGAGAAAAGCCTTTTATCAGAGCATGTTGCTCCTTCTTTCCTTCAAACTGTATTCGTCCCGAAGGCAAACGTTTAAATTTGAATATTCTGCTCTCAAACTGCATTTGTTTTAAGACAGTAGTAGAACCTTCACGCTTTAGCTTCTGATGTGTATATCTCATTTTAGCAAGCTGTCTGTCATAGGTTATCAATCCAGCCTTTATCATTTGGGTAGCAAGGTGTGCAGCTTCATCCTTAAATCTTTCATACAACTTCTTTCCTTTAGCAGTTGCGGCAATCGCTCCGGAGAATGCGACACCTCCACCGTTTGCTGATACAAGATTGAAAATCTCTTTTAAGAAACCGTTACCTTGCACATCAATGATTAGCTCTTTATCAGTCAATCCATGCTTAACCATAAACTGCTTAATCATCTTTACAGCTTCAAGATTAGAGTTTTTCATGCAATATTGTATATCGTCACAATGGAAACCTACCCAATGCTTCATTACAAAGTTATCCTCCCCAGTAGTTGCCATATCCACGGTAATACGTTCCTTCTTACACTTACATGGAGAAACATGAGTAAACATGTTGAGAATATCATCCTCTGTCACTTCGGAAAGATTATCCTCCTCTTCTTCTTTTTCGTCTTGTATAGAGAAATTCCAATTAGGTTCATACATTGAATCTGCAAGCACAGATGTTGCAGCCATAGCACGATACCCCTTGTTTGCTTTAAGCATGGCTTGGTTATCTCTTACATCAAAAGTAAAGAATACCATGCTCATAATAAAGTCCTCATAAGACATATCCGGGTCAATCTGCAAAAGGTTATCTATAATGTCTTTGCATTTAGAATAAACCTCTTCCTTAGTATTTCCCCAATAGACTTCATCCAAGTTACCCTTTACAATGTGGAAGAACCGAACAACTCCATTCATTTCTTTAATGGGTTTTCCATCATCTCCAATCCATCCACCACCATTCTTGCCACAGCCACATAGCTTACGTATGAAGCATTCACGTTCCGGATTTTGAGCAAGATATATTTGAGCTTTACCCTTAGTGTTTGCACGCAGACGGGTTTGACAAGTAGAAATAGTCCTCCATTCAAATTTATTGCATTCCTCAAAGATAGCCTTCTTGAATTGTAATCCTTTGAATATCTTATCTATTACAGTAGGACTTTCATTATTTAACTGCTGGAATTTAATTTCAGAGCTATTGAAAAACTTCACACCCATATCGTCTTGAACCTTAATGACTTCTCCAATAGGTTCTCTTGGTTGTATTCTGAAACGTCTATCAATAAGCGGATATATTTCTTTAAGACCATCCACTACTTTACCAGCGTCAAAAAAGTCGCCAACATTACGCATGAACCATACAGCTTTTGCCCCTTGGTTTTCATATAGATATGAAATTGGAGCATAACCTAATGTAAATGATTTTCCTCCACCACCACTACCAGTAAGCACAACATAGTCAGCATTGCTTCGGATGGCTTCATATTGGCAACCCGGCAATGGACTAACAATTTTGTCTTTCTGTATTTTCTCGCTCATAATGGTTCTTTATTTTTCTACAAAAATACGCAATCTAAGCTTCGATATATGCCACTTATCGAAAAACAAGCTACATACCTTAAAATAAATATGCTACTTTTTCGATAACCACAGTATGAGTAATGAAAAAGCTATTTATTTTTGTTCAAAATAATAAAATCATTGACGAACAATGGCACAAAAAGAAGAAGTTTTATCTAAAGTTAATCAGATTTGCGAAGAACGTAATTTTGATTTGAGTGAAACATTCAGAGATAAGTTCTCTGAGAAATTTGCAGAAGCTTACAAGGATGCTCCGATTGAAGATGCTGGCTTAGTAGCCGCATTGAATATTTCAGTTGAAAGTAGCGGACATGCAAGAAAGAACGCATTCTCAGAAGCGACTAAGGGATTTGAAGCTAAGGAAGCTGAATATAAATCTCAGATTGAAGAATGGAAGAAAAAGGCTGAAAAAGGTAATGATGGTGGAGAAGGCAATCAAGAGCCTCCGAAATTTGAGTTGCCTGCCGAGTACAAAGAGAAACTTGATAGGCTGGAAAAGTTTGAATTGCAAGAGAAAACGAAGTCTGTTCGCAATCAGATATACGATACAGCCAAGTCTAAGGTGAGGGAAGATTTACATGAATCTTTTCGTAACTATCTTGGTAAGCAGAATATCGCAATTGATGCTGATGTTAATGCCGAGGCAGAAAGACTGCTGAAAGATTATCAAGATATATTCAGAAGCTCTATTGGTGATATTACACCATTATCTCCGGACGGAAAGAAAACAACAATGGAAGACTACCTTGCTGCCATAAAACCCGTCAAACTTTAAATATTTAAAAAATGGCACAATTTAATTTAGAAACCTTTTTTGCTTCCGCTAAACAATTTAGAGGTGGCAAGTTCGTATGGTGGAAGGACGCCAATCACGAGGAACGTTCCAATGTTCTCTATGGCTCTACCATTGCAAACCCGTATAAGGGTTTTGGCTATGCTTTTGCGGCTGACTTGTACGAATACAGATTGTGGAAACCGGGTTTCCTTCTGAAAACGTTTAAGGTGGCAAAGGCTACTACTGCTGGCACAGACACTACTCTGTATGTAGATGGTTCTGGCTATTCTCACATTCCCGAAGTAGGCAATGTACTTATGAAAGCTCCCGATACAGTTGAAACTGCGGGACAGTCTGGTAAGGTTACATCTGTTGAGTTCGATGAAGAGAACAAGCAGTTTATTCTTACTGTTGACACTGCAATCGGTGCTCTGACTACTGATGATATTTTGGTTGAAGCTGCTGATAGCAAAGGTGATGTTGCAACTGCTGCTGCTACCGACGCTACTGTGTTGGTTAAAAACCCGAATACCTTCATCGAAGTAGATACACAGTTTGCTCCGACTGATGGTCGCTGGGGAGTTACTAATGTTCAGCACAACATCAACACTGTTTATGGCAAGCGTGCATTTGTTGAACGTATGCAACCGCTTCCGAAGTATGTATTGGCTAAGAACCGCAACTACATTGAAGGTGTATTTGAAATCTAAAGGAAAGGAGTAGAATTATGGCAAACGCATATAAATATCAATTTAATCCCGACGAGTTAGTAAACCAACTCTATCAAAGAGGATTGGTAAACTCTGACGGTACGAGTGCATTTATTCAGACGCTCGTTGACGAGAAAATCGTCATGGATGCAAACCAGTTCTTTTGGCAGGAACACTTCACTGTTGATGGTGGTAAGTACCCTATTGACATGAGCCGCCCGAAGCTTGACCCTGCTTATACTATCTATAATGTTACTCGCCGCCCCGTTCCGATGGCTGATGCAATGACACCGTTGAGTGAAGTTGCTCAGATGGATAACGAAGGCTGGGAACAGAGAACTGGTACTATCCCTCAGTTCGGTAAAGGCTTGTTTGAAACTTCTCTTTCAAAAGAGGAATTGAAAGCACGCTTGAATGAACTTGGTGAAGCTAATGCTACTTTGTTGGAAGGTTATGTACGTGGTGTTGCTGACTTGATTAAGACACACAACTACCGTCTTTCTAACATTGCCGCACAAGCTTTGTCTAAGGGAGGTCAGTACAGCAATGCTGATTCTCGTGGTATGTCCGGTGTCGTACATGAGTTCCCGAAGTATGTGCCTACTGAAAACTTTGTTAAGGCTGGTAAGGAAGTATGGACGAACGCAGAAGCTAACATTCCGGAACAAATGGCAAAGATTGAGAAAGATTTCCGTGACCGTACTGGATTTACTGGTACAATGGAATGGGATTTGCCGTATGACATGGTTATCACTCACTTGTTGAACAACAAATACTTCAAGGAAGAAGTTAACCGTTGGATTCGCTTGTATGCGCCCGATAAAGTTATTGTTGTTACTAATGGTGCTTCCGGCATTGATACTAACATCATTTCTTGGGAGCAGCTTATTCAGTATTCTCGTTCTTCTGTATCTAAGATTTCTCCTATCCGCATTGTGAAAGAGGAACAAGTGGTACAAGACATCAAAACGATTAAGACTGTACAAGGATGGAAGGCTGGCGTAGCAGTTCTGCGTCCTATTGGCTTTGCTGGTCGTGTTGTTCACTCTGATGTTGCCGATGTTATCTTGTTGCAGCGTGAAGCAAACAAGACGATTGACTATTCAATCGCTTCTGCACAGAATGACTTGGTTTATATTATTAACAAGGTAGTTCCTAACGGTATCTACAAGGCATATCATACTGATGCTATCGGTCGTTATATGCCAGTGTTGACCGAGTTTATGGAACACATTGTTGTTGATACTTTGACTGCTGATTCTTAAACTTGGAGGGTTATATATGACTATACTTGAATGGCTTTCTTCATCTTGTCGGTATTCGTTTGAGGAGAATACATTTATGAGAATTGCTCTTGACCGCGGCATCACAGATGTAAACGAGGATGCTATGACGTTGACCCAAGAACAAAAGGATTTAATGACTGCCGATATAATATTTACCGCAGTGTTGTTAAGCCCTTCAAGTACAGCATCTCAATCTGCCTCTCATAATAACTTCCAGCGTACAGTTGGGTCAGAGACGGACATCTATCAGAGTAATAAAATAAGTTATGCTTTGGGCATATATAAGAGATACAATGACCCTAATTACGAGGTTCTTATCTCTGCTCGTCCAAAGATTAAACTCTTGAAAATTATAGATGTGATATGATTTCATTCAGTGACATAGAAGAATTTCCTTTTTCGGGACGTATATACAGAATCATCGAAAGTTCTATGGGCGACGATGAAGAAGATACCGTCTACGAAGGAGTAATGGACGTGAATCTTTCTGTTGCTGAATCCGGTTCGACCGCTCAAACAAGCGACTACGTTGTTTCTATTCCTTTGATAAAAGGAGAGGACGGGAAGTATATTAATCCAGTACGTAATGAAGACTGGATAGAATGTGATGTTATGGGAGAGCAAATTAAGATGCAAGTTGATAACAGCATACCTTCGATGTTAGGTGCTATAACTATATATGCAAATAGAAAAGGTGGATGGCGATAAAAGTAAAAGTTGATTTGAGTGGTTTGAAAAGGGTTCGGCAAGAACTGTTTGACAGACTTGCTGGCGAGCAAACCCAGCGACTAATAGCCTATGCACCCGAATTGTTGAAGAAAGCATATTCTGAAAGCGGATTTACCGACCAGACTTACAACTTGGCTGATAGTTATATTTGGGCTGTGTTCTATCAAGGCGATTTGAAGGGGAGCGGCTACTTGTATCCGTATCAGATGGCAACTAAAAACTCAAAGTATCATGGCAAGCTGATAGATGGAAGAAAGCTTGCTGACGAGTTCTTGGCAAACTATACTCCTGCCACTTATATAGGATGGGATTTGGTGCTGGCAGCAACAGTGCCTTATGCTCCTATATTGGAAGGAGGGAATGCCGGAAATCCAAGACGAAGATTTGAGGTGTTATCAACCATATATGACGATATTAAGGAAGATTTTGCAGGGAAGGCAACTGTTAAAACAATAGGAGGCATTTAGCTTTTTATAAATAATGCCAATGTAGCGAAAACCAAGCTACACCTAAAAATAATATTAACCCAACCGCTGGCGCAGCGGGGATTGGACGGTGAGAACCCAACTATGGACGACCGGGGCGCAAGCTCTCTAAGAAGTAGTGGCTCGATGAAACGTCAAGTGTCCCACAAGGACATGAACGCCCAATAGGGATATGAGTGTGATTGATGCAAGGCGAATGCCGATATACCAATATGTTTATTCTCTCTTCATAGATAAGGTTACAAAGTACATCTATCCGATGGAAATGCCTACCAAGTTGGAGGAGGAGATAAATGCTGGCGGTTTCATGGTTATCCGTCTGGGAGAAATTAAGGATAAGAGCCAGTTCAACTTGAATGCTCTTGCGAGCGTTCGCGTGACAGTTGAGATGTATATTCCTCCCAAGACAAGAGGTCGGCTTGATACCACCTTGCTGGAAAAGTATGAAACAAGTATATCCGACATTGTAAATGCAGAAGTTGAGAAAGCCGGAGAAAAATACGACATCTCAACTGACGGTATATTGTCAACTGATGATATATATAATGAGAGCGACAATCTGTTCTTCATGTATATTAAATCATTTATGGTACTAATAAAGTAAAAATTAACCCAACCGATGGCGCAGCGGGGATTGGACGGTGAGAACCCAACTATGGACGACCGGAGCACAAGCTCCCTAAGAAGTAGCGGCTCGATGAAACGTCAAGTGTTCCATAAGGACATGAACGCCTCATTTATAATCAATATAAATAATAATTTAAAAATTAGACGAGATGGCTACACAAGATTTGTTGACTTACAAATGTAAGTCTTTAGGCTATGCGGAAGTCGGGGCTGGTGCAGAAGCTTCTTATACTCCTCTTATGGGTGTGTTGGAAGGTTTGTCTATCAGTCAAGAAACCGCAAGTGAAAGTGCTATTAACGGTGAGTTCTATGATACTCCGCTTGATAGCGTGGGTACACTTGGTTCTTACAAGATTGAATTTGACTTGGTTAAGTACAAACCGGAAGAGATTGCCGCTATGGAAGGCGGTGAGTTTACCGCTGCTACTGGCTTGTACACAATGCCTTCTTCATTCACCAACGTTTACAAGCAGTTCAAGTTGGAGTTCTACAATGGTATTGACTACATTGTTATTTACAAAGGTAAGGTCGCTACCAATTGGGATGGTACTGATTTGAAGACTGCCCCGTTGAAACTGCACATCGCTATCACTGCTTTAGTTGACAATGATGGCAAAACGGTTGAGATGAAGATGGCTGAACCTTCTGTTGGAGGCTAAGACCCATTATAAATCAAGAGAAAGGGCAGTGGCTTGTTTGCTGCTGTCCTTTTTTCTTTAATACACAAATGATAATGGAAGAAAAGGATTTAATTATACCGGACGAGCTAAAGAGGGAAATATCAGAAATTATGACTGACAATCCTACGCTTGTCAAGTTAGGAGATAAGCAGTATAAGGTGCATCGGTTGAGGGCATACTCATACCAGCGTATTTTCCAATTAGCGTTGAAATTACAAAAGGAAGAGGATATTAAGGATGATAAGAGCATGATGTACGCTCTATGTACAGACTTGGACGTAAGTTCCGAGATTGTAGCAATCATTCTTGTTAATCACCTCTTCTCACCAGATGATATAACCGATTATGCGAGTGCGATAGAAGTTATGAGCAGAAATGACAAACTGATAGCTTTTATGAAGGCTCGTATTCTCAACTCCGTATTTGAGCCTGCTCAATGGGCGGCAATCATTATTGAAGCAATAAACAGCATCGACTTATCACCGGTTTTTACGGTGCTCATATCGGGGAAGGCTCTTATGGTTTCGCAGACGAATATGAGGAAGAAGGTAGCGGAACAATTAACATTATGGCGGCAAGCCAAATCGGAGATTTAGGTGATTTCATACGTAGCTTTCCGCAGTTTACGTATGACGATTATCTTTATAGATTGTCTATGGCACAAGTTCTTTTCTTGACAGTAGACAGCACCCATATCAAGTATTTGCGTGGCAAAGATAAAGAGATATGGGAGAAGTTTTGGAAACGACGTAAAAGTGATAGAAGTGAGTTGCAAGCACCTAAACGTAGTGTGTTAGATACCATACCAAGAATAAAATAAAAAGTAGCAGCGATGGCAGACAATAAAGATGTAGTTATTAGTGCTTCAATGTCTGATAAGGACTTGTTATCAAGCATTGATGAAACTCTAAAGAAGACGGAAAAGCGTCTGGAAGATTTCACCAACAAGTTGGAAGGTAAGTTGGCGAGTGTGGAGGGCTTTGCCGACCAATTGGGTAAGAATATTGGTAAGGGCTTAGTTGATGGCTTTAACCAACAAATCCGTCCTTTGGAAACAAAGATTTCCGAGTTGGAAGCCAAGCTTAAAAGTTTGGGGGCAACTAATATTGCACAAGGTAATACTGCTGCCACGCAAGCTACTACTACGAATGTATCTGTAGACGTTAATTCCATGAACCAAGCCTTGCAAGTTGCCAATAATTTGCGAGAAGTATTCTCTAAGATACAAGGGAACACAACCCGTATTAAGAATAATATGGAGCAATTGGCTACTGTAAAAACTGATGTGCAAGAGGCAAGGATTAATGTTCATGTTGCTCAAAGGGAGAAGCTGCTTCAAAGAGAAATATTGCTCCGTCAGCAGACTGCCAACTTAGCAGCAAGAATAGCAAGAGAGGAGGAGAAGAGTAGAATATCACAAGGAGGTCAAAGCTACGAAAAGGCTATGGCTATGGGCAATAAGTCAATCCAAGAAAGAATTGAAAAGCTGAAAGCCTTGCAGATTGTACAACGTAATCTCTCCACAGATGATGCTAATTATGCTGCAAAACTTGCTACTGTAAATAAGGAAATGGCAAGTTTGAAAAAAGCAAATGCTGATGCTATCTCTTCCGGTGTTCAGCTTCAAAAGGTAAATAGTGGATTGATGGAATCCTTTAAGAACTTAGGTAAAAGAGTTCTCTTCTATGCTGGTTTAGGAGCTATCACGGGATTTTTAAAAAGTCTTATGGACGTTAGAGGTCAGTATGAATTGCTTGAACGTTCAATCGGTGCTGTACTTAATGACTTTGAAAAAGGTTCTCAGATATTCCGGGAACAACAGACTTTAGCTCTTAAATCTCCATTTACCGTAATAGACTTGGCAAGTACAACAAAAATGCTTGCTGCCTATAACTTTGAAGCAGAAGAACTTGTAGATGTTTCAAAACGTATTGCAGATATTAGTGCCGCTCTTGGTGTACCAATGGAACGTTTGACTTACAACTTAGGTCAGATTAGGGCACAGACTGTACTTACAGCAAGGGATGCTCGTGACTTTGCCAATGCTGGTCTTTCTATAACTTCTGAACTTGCCAAGATGTACACTGAGCAGGAACAAAGAATTGTTTCAGTAGGTGATGTCATGGATAGAATGTCTAATAAGATGGTTTCCTTCACTGATGTAATGAAAGTCTTAAACCGTTATACAGATGAAGGTGGCATGTTCTACGACTTTCAAGCTAAGCAGGCTGAAACGTTAGCTGGTAAATTATCAAATTTGACTGATGCTTACGATTTTATGTTAAATGAAATAGGTAAGGAGCATCAAGGGATATTGACGGGAAGTATATCTGTAGTACAGAAATTATTTGAAAATTGGCGCGCTGTATCTTCTGCATTGACTGTAGTCATATCGACAATAGGAGCTTATAAGGCAATGCAAGCCTTAGCTAATATAGAAACGTTAAACGGAACAAGATTAACAATTAAACAAACTCTTGCAGAAGTAGCCAGAGCGAGGGCAACACAAGGAACTGCTGCCGCTACACTTGCTGCTGCAAGAGCACAAGGCGTATTGAATAGGGCATTAGCTTTTGTAGCTGCTAATCCATACGCTGCTGTAGCTGCTGGCGCTGTAGCTTTATTAACTACTTTTGCTATCTTATTACCTAAAGCCAAGAGTGTAGAGGAGCAAATAGAAGGACTTGACGAAGCAAGCACACATTTGAAGAAGTCTTTTGAAAATCTTTCAAATGTTGAAGACCTTATTTCTCAATATGACAATTTACAAAAGACAATACGTACAACCCAAGAAACAATAGATGCCTATGCCGATTCTTCTGAAAAATCTGCAAAGAACAACAAAGATTTAGAAACTGCTGTAAATTCTAATAAAGAAGCTCATAACCAATTAGATAAGGTAATGAGTAAGTTGGTAGATGCTACTACTCCTGCCATTATTTCAAAAATGAATGAATATGGTAAGATATTAGGTATTAATACTAAAGCTGCAAGAGAATTTGCGGAAGCATTAAGTCAGTCTAACATAAAAGGTACGGAGCAACAACTGTCTGAACTTGAAAAGAGAAGGGACCAATTAATTACAGATATAGCTAAACAATCCCAATTATATAATAAAGGGCTTGTTGAAGTTGTAGCTGGAATGGCTGGTGAGATTTATACTCGTCCGGCTTCTGAAAAGGAAGAGAAAGCTGCATTTGAGAATTTGCAGAAAATGCAAAAAGAGTTAGCTTCTATAAACGCTTCCATTCAAAAAGCTAATGATAGCTTGTCTGGGCTTAAAGAACCTACTGACGATGAAACAAAAGCCTTATCTAAATGGCAGGCTATTGTAGATGATATTACATCTAAAAATGAAAGGATAGGCAATATCTTTAAGTTCAAAGAGGACGAAGGTATATTTGATTATACAGACCGTCTAAAGAAAGAGTACAAGGAATTAAAGAAGCAAGAAGACTTAATCAATGAGGGATTATTAGTTGATGATGAATCAAAAGAATGGACGCAACAGCGAATTAAGATGGTTCGTGAGATTGCTAATTCTTTAAGGATAAATCTTACTTCCCAAAAGGATTTGAATAAATCCAAAAAGGAGGAAATGGATTTGCTGAAACAACAGATTAAGTTGGTAGATGATATTCAGAAGAAGTTCTTGCAGCTTGTGAAAGACACTGGCAATATAACCTATGCTACCGAAAAAGTGAAGGAAGCTTACCAAGACTTATTCGACAATGCGTTTAAGGGTGTCAGTGTTGATATTAACGACTTGATTACCTTTGATAAAGGTAGCGCTCCAAAGTTTTATAATAAGATAGCTGAAACCCTCAAATCGCCAGAAGCTAAACAGTTGGTTGCTGGGAAGAAAGCACAAAGTGAGATTGAATATTCTATCTCTATAAACTCTGCAAGTGTTGCTTTGGCAAAACGCAAGATTGAGGGAATGTTTCAAGGCTATGAGCTTGAATTGGATATAGAGAATGCTGGGCAGTTCGGTTCACTGTTCGCTGGTTTGTTTGAGTATGACCCCGTTTCACTTGAACAGTTAGAAGCTGATGTTAATGCTACATTGAATAGTTTGAGGGAAAAGGTTTCATCCTTCCAAGAAGAACAAGAAACATTGCAGGATTTAATCAATAAGAATCCTAATGATGAAAGGGTTAAGAGTTGGCAAAGTTCTCTTGACACTATGGTTAAGAGTGAGAGTGATGCTTCAAAGGCTATTGAAGATATTCAGAAAAGATTAAGCGATACTATCAAGAAAGCTGCATTGGATGATTTCAAGAACTTCCAGTCTATTGCAGACAAGTACGCTGAAATGGAGGATAAGATAGCAGAGGTCGAAAGAAAACGTTTGGAAGACCAAGCTTCTATCTCCAATAGAGTTACTGAGGCAACTTCTGATTTGGCAAAGCTGGAATTGCAGTTGTCTGTGACCGAAAGCCCCAATGTAAGAGCAGAGATAGAAAGTGAGATTGAAGAAATACAAAACTTTATAAACGAGAAAGCCCCAAAGCTCTCTCTTGCTGTTGATACTGGTGCGGAACAAGAAAAGACTAAGATAGCTTTTGAGGAATGGAAGAATACTTCCAATGCTTGGGAGAAGTCGTTTCAAGACTTAAGTATTATAGGTACTATCTCTTTAAATCAAATGATTGACGAGATAACTAAGTTTGCAGAGGCTAATAAAGCTAATATGCCAATAGACCAATACAAAGAACTATTAGCACGGATTAAGGCTTTAAAGACCGAAGTAAATTCTCGTAACCCATTTGCTGCTCTTGCCAACCAAGTTAAAAACTTAAAAGATAAGCTGAAAGAAAGCGAAAATCCTTTTAAAGACTTATTAGCTAATATAGAAGAACTTGGAATGATGGTAAGTTCTGTAGGGAATATATTTGAGCAGATGGGATTTTCGGAAGGTGTCACTGATACTATCTCAACAGTAGGAGAAACTATACAAGGAGTTGCCCAAGCTGCTGATGGAGTTAAAGATATAATGTCGGGCAATTTTATTAGCGGTGGTATAAAGGCTGTTGGTGGTATCTGGAAAGGAGTATCAGCCATATTCAATGCCGGGAACAAGAAAATTACAAGAGAGGTTGAAAAGAGTGAGAGAAGAGTTAAGCAATTAGAGAACGCTTATAAGAATCTTGAACGTGCTGTTGATAAGTCGATGGGTAAAGCTGAAATTTCAGCGCAGAAGGCAGCTATTGCAAATCAGAAGGCACAGCTTGCAGAAGTTCAACGTCAGCTTCAACTTGAAAAGAGCCGGAAGAAGAAAAACCGCGACCAAGACAAAATCATAGAATTAGAGGGTCAAGTTACCGACTTACAGAATGCCATTGATGATGCTACTACCGAAATAGTAAATAATTTGCTCGGTACAGATGTGAAGTCTGCCGCAGAAAGCTTTGCCGATTCTTGGATTTCAGCTTGGAAGGAAGGAACTGATACAATGGCAAACTTGGAAGAAAGCTTTGATGATTTAATAACAAATATGATTGTCAAGTCGCTTGCTTCTGAGATTGTCGGACAACGGTTGAAGAGTATGTTTGCTATGGTTCAGAGATTTACCGAAGAAAACTCTGCTGGCGGTGTAGGTATTACCACCGAAGAAGCCAAACAGATAGCTGACTTGGGTAAAGAGCTAATTCCTTTGATAAACGAGGACTTAAAGAACTTGATGGGTCAGCTTGGTATAGAGTTCGGTAGTGGAGTGAAAGACGCAGCCCTTTCTTCCTTACAGAAAGGAATCTCTTCGGTGACCGAAGAAACTGCTGGGGCTATTGAAGCTTATTTAAATATGGTTAGTGGGCAAGTGTTCCAACAAACTACTATTCTGCAAGGTATATGGGATATGACTAATGTCAATGCAGGAACGATGTCGCAGATGTTACTTCAAATGAGAAGTAGTTATCAGATACTTCAAGCCATTCAAGTTTGGACGGTAAATATTTCTACTGCCGCAGGAAATGGTGTAAATGTTAGGATATTACCCGATTAATTAATATATTTGTAGTGAGGGAGATAGATAAAGGTCGCTCCTTTGTTGAAAGTGGTTACGGTGCACTTCTCCCTCACTATTATTAATACCGTATAAACATCGTAAATATGAAAGAAAATAATGATTTAGGAATATTGATTCCTATTAAAGAGAACAACGGACAAAAAGCGGTTAACGCACGTGATTTACATGCTTTTCTTGAAAGCAAGCAACAATTTGCTGATTGGATAAAAGGGAGAATCAGTAGATATGATTTTGAGGAAGGAAAAGATTTTGAAGTACTTTGCTTTGACTATCAAGGTAACTTATTGAATATCAGACATCATAATTTTATGAAGACTGATAATCAGCAAGTTAGTAAAATAGAATATGCACTGTCAATTGGAATGGCTAAGGAGTTGTCAATGCTTGAAAACAATGAACGAGGAAAGCAGGCAAGAAAGTATTTCATTACATGTGAGGAGAAGGCTGTTTCCGGTATCACATTGCCTAACTTCAATAATCCGGCAGAAGCCGCAAGAGCATGGGCTTTGGAGTATGAAGCAAAACAGCAGGCGTTACTTGAAGCTAAGGAGGCACAAGACAATGTTAAACGCTTGGTGCATGATTCTAAAACTTATACTGCTGGCGAGATTGCAAAGGAAGTTGGTTTGAGGTCTGCAATAGAACTTAACAATCGGTTAGCTAAGATGGAAGTTCAGTTTAAGCAAAACGGTACATGGCTATTATATGCCAAGTATGCCGACTTAGGTTACACTTCTGTTAAGCAAACTGTATTAGATAACGGACGCATTATTTATGATAGAAGGTGGACGGGTGCTGGACGTGATTTTATAGTTTCCTTGTTTAAAGAAGAATGATGGAGCATAACTTACTATACTTTTACAAAAACTCACTTCTTCGTAATCTATGTACAGATTTCAAAGGAGCGTGGAATATGTGTAAAGAAGATAAAGAAAAACTCTTTAATCTATCTATGCACCAGCAGAGCATACCATATTTAGCTACTGCCATATATCAAGGTTGGGGATTGTCTATAGACTATGTTAAGGATAACTTTAGTGATTACATAAATGCCAAATATGTAGGTACTAATTGTGACAATGTGGCTGGAGATTATACGTATAGTTCTTGGTATGATTTTGATGCAGACATTGAACTTAATGAAGATATATGTAGCTTATGCCGTTGTTCTTGCCAACTAATAGTTCAAGAGATAAAATGCCCCATACTATATATACACAATAAATCAAATATTACCTTATCTTTGGACGGATTTAATACTGTTCGTATTTATCTATTTGACGAAAGTAATCTATATATTCCTTATATATGCAATAATAGTTCTGTCATTGTATATAAATACTCCGATAAATGTAAGGTTGAAGTAGGTGATAATGATGGCAAAATAAAAATATGTCAAAAGAACTTGGATTCTTTGATGTGGTATAATAAGGAGGAGCAAACTAAGAACTTAAATATAATATAGACATGTTAGGAGCAAATATATATTTCGTAAAAGCTGGTATCGAAAACTATACTGACTTTACAGTCAAATGGAAAGGTCTTCGTATATTGAAGATGGACGGCTTTCTTGCACAAGGAGAACCCAAGAATATCTATACGGCTTCTTGGATTAACAGCAACAAGGAAGATGTCTATGTCCCGGACAAAGTATGTTATGAAAATCCCGATGTAGAGATTTCGTTTATCATAGATGATTTTCACGATAGTACGATTGATGTCCGTGCGGTTCACAAGAACTTCATTAGTTATATGACGAGCCACCAAGTGACTATCAAATCTGAATATGCTGGTGCAGAGAGTAAGTTTGTATGTTTGGAATCTTACGAACCTACAACTATAATAGTCAATCGTCCTACTGGTAGGAACTATATTATGGGTACTTTGACTATGCACCGTATAGACGAGAACACCTATCTTTAACTAATATAAAAGCACCTACTTCGCAGCAGATGCTTTTTAAATATAAAGTCAAGATAAACAGAGTTGCGGCAACAACTCTGTTTTAAAGCGGACGAACGCATCTCAGAACTAAGCATCTCGGAACTTAAAATCTTTTTCAATATGGGGGAATATACCATTGAAATTGAAATGCGCTCAATCCACTGCAAATATACGAAAACTTATTGATATAAACATTATGTTGAACCAACTAATGTAATCTCCAAGAGCTTTCCAGCCCCACTTCCCGTTTTAGTATTATAAATATAGCAATTTGTATAGGCTATTTTACCCACATTGTTTTTTCCTCCCGATGTCATACATGGAATAGACACTACATAGTTATTGTTACTATCTGGTCCAGAAACAATGCTTGCCATTCCTTTCCCAAATTCATATTGGTCTATTCTAAAATTGCCACTATAGTTAATAGTTTCAAGTGATACACTAAAGTTCTTTAATGCTGCTAATCCTGCTGCCGCTTTGTCATGTATAGTAAAACGATATTGATAATAACTGGTTGAGTTATCATTAACTCTTGGGGTTGTACTCCCAACTACAGAATACTGCAAATAACCTTGTATTGGAAATTGGGATAAGGTATATCGAGCTAAAATTGGTGCAGAATTTCTTCTTGTACTCGATATGCCTCGATATGCTTTCATATTAGTATCTAACGATTCTTTCCATTTAAGTCTATCGCTTGCAAATACACCATCAGTAATAAATAATACTATTGCAATATCTTTACTCAATTTACCTTCCCAATCAATGCTATTATCAACTAAGAATAACGGTATTTTGCCGCCAGTAAAACTTCTACCAAATATCTTATAGTATGCCTTTTTCTTACTTATACTACATATTGCAATAGCTAACTGATTCTGCTTACTATTGTTTAGCATCTTATCAATGCTTAGTTGTCCCGATGTACTTGTTTCAAATAATAGTGCATTTACATTTATGATGATAGCTGCGTCCGGTGAAGCACTACTTGGTAATGTAAATGAGAATATAGGATTAGCTCCATGATAATACCCATTAAAATCAGTAGCTCTATAAATGCCTTTACTTCCACTTGGTTGCTTATAATATATTGAAGCAGCCATCAGATTATCTACTGTTGGTGATATTGCTGTTGCATTTTCAAATCCATAATGTATAGCTTTAATTTGAGCTTCACTTAACTCAGTTACACTATCATGCACCATTGGATGTCTTTCTGCCCATATATTAACCTTATCTGATATACATTGAATTCCTAAGTCTGTACTACTTATACCAATAACTGTTGGTATATCAGTAGCTATATTGACTGGCGCAGTTATTCTTCCTCCACTATTTGACATATCGCAAGTATTAAGTTCTAAGAGAACTTGGTAACTTGCATTTGTGGATAATTATGTTTACCTTTGTGTATGCAGCGAGTAGAACGACATATAGCAATAGGCAACAAGCGGTTGGATGAACTTTGTTTCCTATCCAAGAACTTGTACAACTACGTAAACTATCTTATTAGACAAGAGTTTACGCAGAACAAGAAGCTTTTGTCTGAATATGAGGTTACTACTATGCTCGCTAAAGATAAACAAGCGGACTATATAGCGTTGCTTGCACAGACAAGCCAGCAGATTATAAAGATACTTTTCAAGAATTGGAAGGGATTCTTTAAACTCTGCAAGGTGAAGGATAAACTGAAAGCCCGTCCCAAGCTTCCTAAGTACAAGCACAAGACAAAGGGACGCAACATTGTGGTATTTACCAACCAGCAGTGTAAGTTGAAGGACGGATATATCCATTTCCCGAAACGTGCCGGGATAGAACCAATAAGAACCAAAGTGGATAACTTGTGCCAAGTGAGGATAATCCCACAGTGCAGTTGCCACATAATAGAAGTAGTTTATGAAAAAGAGAAAGAAGAAGCCACCGAATTAGACGATACGGCTTATCTAAGTATTGACTTAGGACTAAACAATCTCGCCACATCATTTGACCCACAACACAACCGTTGTTTTGTCATTAACGGCAGACCGCTAAAGTCCATGAACCAATTCTTTAATAAGCGTAGGGCTTTCCTAATGAGCTTGATAGGTAGCAGGGGGACGAGCAGACGTATCGGACGATTAACTCTAAAGAGAAACTGTAAAGTACACGACTATATGCACAAAGCTTCAAGATTCATAGTCAACTATTGCAAGGATAACCACATTGGTAATATTGTAATAGGAAACAATAAGGATTGGAAGCAGAACTGTAATATGGGAAAGATGAACAATCAGAACTTTGTGAGTATTCCCTTTGAGAAGCTAATCTCTATGATACAGTACAAGTGCGAGGAAGTCGGTATTAAGGTTATAGTCACGGAAGAGAGCTATACTTCTAAGACCGACCACTATTCAGACGAAGCCATGTGCCACCACGAGAACTATATTGGAAAGCGTATAAAGAGAGGTCTATTCCGTAGCGCATCGGGCAAACTGATAAATGCTGACCTAAACGGAGCAATAGGAATTTTAAGAAAAGTAGTCGGTGAACGCCTTTGGCAAATAGCTGATAGAGGTGTAGTGGTAACACCATCAAGAATACAAATTTTGTAGACTTGTAAATAAGTGCCATGAAAAAGAAAATGAGAGTTGTTAACGGCTTCAATGCTGCTATGGGTAGCACAAAGCCATGTTTCTTACCAAGTTCTCTTAGAACTAAATAGTTTATTTATGCCAATATCAAGTGGGAAAATCGTAGCACCCGTCAGTATTGATGATGTCCGCACAGCATTGGGTGTATCAAGTTATGATTTAGGTTATTTGTGCAAGAATACTCATGGTAAAACAAATATGTGGTCAAAGTATAAGCCCGTAATATACCCATCAGAAAATATTAATCTTACAAACTCAAATTGGTGGAAAAGTAGTAATGGGAATTGTGGTATTGATACAAGCGGTGCGCAGGCTGGTACTTATAAGGATATAGTAAGTAAAATGACCTCTGACGGTTCAAATGGATATAAGTATTCACCGCCACAAGGAGGAAGCAATGCACCTTTCCGGCTTCTTGACTTTGAAGGGTATATGCCGGAAGCAATGGCGCCAATTCACTCGTTTACAGTTCCAAAGAAAGTAGATAATCTAAGCGGAAGTACATTCACCGCTACAGTAGCTTATAATCCATCGTCTTCAATGGGAGGAAACCTATCGTTAAGTGATATAGGTGGATTGGTATGGCAGGGTGTGGCTTATACATTAGGGGATATGTACTTTGGTGTATATATGGTTCAGAAAGGAGGAACAAGGTCGCAACGACTGACTGCTGACAGTCCGGGGACAATGCTGGTACAAGTACCAGTTGGAGGATTGCCAGTAAACACATATAATGTCTATCCCTTCTTGTCTACTGTAAAGCTTGGCAGACTGGACGCAGATAAGGCTGCTGGCTATTTCACTTTGCCTAATACTAAGGTTGCCGAGATACAAGTAGTAAGTACCACATATAATATCATCATCAATGCTGGTATTGGAATGATTGCAACTGCATTGACCGTGACTGTTCAAGTCAAGAACCCGACAAGTTCAAGCAAGACCTTTACTAATAATTGGCTGTGGGTTCGCTTCGCTAAACATGACTTGTTTGACCCACAGATGGTTGGTGAAACAAAATTAGAGTTAGGAACATTCACTGTGGCTGCTGGTGAAACATACACAGTTATCAGAAAGACATTTGATATAGAAGCAGACGAATCCTATAAAGTCTGGGTTACTCTTGATTCATCGAGATATACAGATTCCGTAGTACCTCTACGACCAATAACGTAACAATAGAAAAGGGGAACTTTCACAAGCTCCCCCTAACCTCTAAATAAACTATGTAATATGCAACAAATACTATTCTCCTACAAGAACTTCCTGCAAGTCCATGATGGTACTTACATTGAAGTCGTTGGAAGCGATGTACTTTCCGAAAGCGTCCTCACTCAACTTGTCATAGGTGAGTTCGTTCTCCTTGTCGCCCTCTTCTTTCATCAGCTTCTCAATGGTATTGTTGAAGTTCTGGAAATACTCATTGAGTTCCTTGCGCTCCTCAAAGGAATATTCAACTTCCTTCCCTTGTGACTGCATTTCCTGCCAATGTTGGGCTTTCTTCTGCATCTCTTCCATTTTATCGTCTTTCAGCTTCTCGTGTGTCAGCTTGACAAACTCCTCATAGCCTTCACTGATTGGCTTAATAGCACGTAATGCTTTAATAACTTTAAACTTGTCAGCATCCTCCATCTTAGTGAGTTTGCTGTCGTTCATTGTTTTATAAACGCTTACAATTTTAGATGTTTTCATTATTATGTTGTTTTAAAATGTTTCTACTAAAAAGCATCTATCTTCACAGACCGATGCCGTCTACTAACACTATCAAATATGAGATTAAACAAATCAATGGCAATTATATACATCACTTTGTATATGAGTGTCATTAATAATATCTTTCCTTTTCTTCACTCCATACAAACTGATGGTCGCAATGCTTGCATTTAGAATTGACACCACGAGGAAGGTCAATTTCTTTCCCGCAGTTGGGGCATACAGCATTATATGGAGGATAGACTTGGATAAAGTGTCGGTTGAACTTGGCAACCCCATCCTCTCCGGAATCTCCGAACTTATCCACGTATATTTTGATGGCGTTGAGCAAGTCCTTTGCATCGGCTGCGTCAATGTCCTTGTATTTCTCTTTCAAGAACTTCGCCAATATCTTTCTTAAGTCTTCTGCGTTGAAGTCAATATCTTCAAGCTGCAAGGCAGTATCTTTGATATTCCTATCGTGCTCTGTCCTAAGAAACCTTATAGTTTCTTTAATATCTGTCCGTTCAAGATAGTCTGTAACCTCCAAGCTACATCTTTCACGGAACTTAGGTATTTGTTCTTCGGTTTTCTTTTCGTACTCTTTCCCTCTGATAGTAACCATATAAGATTGTATCTCATTGATACCAATAGCTACCATCAGTGAAAAAGAGAAGTCAAGAGGAGAGAGGTTATCTACCCCTCTTGATTTCATCAAGCTCTTTGTCTGCTCGTAATTAACCATTATTTCAATGCTTCTGCTTTGATGTCTTCAATTACAGAATCAATAAGGTCACAAGCCTCTACTTCGATTTCCTTTGAGCCGTTGTAGCTTCTGTTTACTTGTCCCCCATCGGATTCAGAGTAAGAGAAGTTGCCGTACTGTCCGGTAGTAGAGTTTACACTACCATTGAATGAATCAATCAATGATTGTGAGTTGATTGTAGCGTCACCTTCCAATGTGATAGTGCCAGTTGTGTTAGACACATGATAGGAAAGTCGCTTGTTGGTAAAAGTTGTTCCAGCCATTTCGTTAAATATTTAAGTTTAGACTTCGCTACAAATGTAGCTTAAATCTGTGAAAGTTCCAAAAAACCTTCCTACTTTCACAAGCAAGAAGGGTATAAGAATATTAAAATCACTCTTAATGAAAAATTGAAAATCAATCTAAACTATCTTCACAGACGGTATTTTTAAGTAGCCAAATTCGACCACTTTAGAATTTTATTGTACAAAATATATCATCGGCAATTTCTTTGAACCTATTAGCTAAAGACTTTAATATCTTTTCTTTGATTATATCTGAATCTTCAAAAGGTTCTTTAAAGATTCTCTCTGTTTCTTCTAAATCTGCCAATATCTGGCGCAAAGCTTTATTTATTTCCTCTGCTTCTTCCTCTGACAGACTTTTGTGTGGGCAAGTCATGATTTGACTGGCAAGAGATGATAGGTCTGCATCTACCTTACATTCAAATTGAGTAGCCTTTTGAGAAGTACCTTCTTTACCTTCAAGTTCAATACGCATCATAATAGCGTAGTTTGCAAGGTCAGTCAGCGTATCAGACACCGATTCATAATTAGGTTTCTCATTACTATTTAGCAATGACTTCAATCGGTTAAACTTATCTTCCATGCGAACAATGCCAGCTATATTGCCATGCTCTTTGATAGACTTGCCGAATGAATCGCCATAATCTTTGTTCTTATTTTCGTAGAGCGTTGCCATTTCAGCAACTATCTCTTTAAATCTTTCTATCTTATTCATCTTTAAACTTATTTCGTTTAACTTGTTCTAAGCAATCATAAATATATCCGAGTAAATAGCAAAAGGGTTCTTGGTCGTTCGGATTAGCATATGAATCAATTTCGTCAAATAAGGATAAAGCTATGTGCCCCGATTCATGGGCTAATATCTTATTCTTTACATTAGGCTTTAATAATACAACTATACCTAAATATTCTGATTCTTTAAATTGAACTTTTGATATAACCTTTGCTTCAATTAGGTTTTCATTATCATCCAAGTCCCAATCTACTTCGCCACCATCGTATCTACAGAAAGCTTCTTTTAGTTCCTTCTCCGTCCATTTCTTAATTACCCATAATTTTCTTGGATAAGGAGTTAGATTAAATTCATGTATTTTCATGCTACCACCAAAATATTCCTCCCCAAATCGCGTAAAAAATGATTAGAGAGAAAAACCATAAAACGCTCATAAAGCCAGCTATAAAAGGATTTCCATAATCGCTAATTTTGTATAGCCAGTATATAAATGCCATGCCTATTACGACCGCAACAATGTTACTCCACGTTATCATTCTTCATTTCGGGCGTTTATATCCAAGCTTACACTTGGACAACTTGACGTTTCATCGAGCCGCTACTTCTTAGGGAGCTTGCGCTCCGGTCGTCCATAGTTGGGCTCTCACCGTCCAATCCCCGATGCGCCATCGGTTGGGTTAATACTATTTTAAATCACTCTGCGTAGCTTGGTTTTCGCTACATTGGCTTTTTTTATAAAAAGCTAAGTGTCACTCCTCATTTCGTTTAAGGCTTCTCCTTCATCAACCTCTCTTTTAGGAATGGCAATTGATTGTTTAAATTCACCACCATTATCCTTAATCAGTATCTCAATCTTATTCATTGCCTCACGTTCGATGTTGTAGATTTGTTCCTTCAAATCTTTTACCTTTTCTTCATCAAGCGTTGTTTCAAGAGAAAGATAGCGGATAGTTTCGATATACTTCTGATAAAATTCGTTGCGAGAAATATCGGAAGGTGCTGGCATGAGCATGGTATTACTTTTTGCCAAGTATGAGAAGTACATACACATTACATTGGTGACTTGCAATGTATCTCCTCCAACGGCAAAGGCTGGCTCGGAAAGCGTATAAATCCATCGCTCTGTATGCTGCAATACCTTAACAATCTCTTCCGGCATTTCGTCAGCATGTTCCATCAGTTGAGAGAAGCTGAAACCTTGTACATTCCCATTCTTGTCCTTAACTTCTCCAAATTCTTTGTTTGCTTCGATGCACTCACAGAATGTTCTAAGCCACAGATAGGGATTAGAGTAGCCGCCACTTACTACATTGGTAAATACGTTTCTATGGAAGTTGGTAGACACAACTGAGTAATCGTCGGTAACTGCAATAGAAATTCCTCTATCGTCCAGTCTGCAATACATGTGTCCTTTGGTCTTTGGCACGAATACATAGGAAGTACCTATGAGTTTTACAAGCTGTGCCTTGCTCATTTTTGAAATATCCATCATATCACTTTGGGTTATTTATTTTTCTTTTTTTCGTCCTCGTAAACTAAATACAATTTAGCTTTGACAGCCTCGTCAGATTTCAGTGAGTGAGCGTTTCTTATTCTCTTACTTTTAAGAAATGCAAGAGCTTCTTCCCGGTTGCTGATGAATGGGTATATCCACTCCGGCAGCTTCTCCTCCTCAACTTCTACATCTTCCATGATAGCTTCTTGGCGTTCTTCCAGTAACTCTTCCATTGCCAACTTATTGGCTTCGTCCAAGTCCATGCTTTCAATGTCAGCCTCCACAAAGTCGGGAACTGGATAGCATTCAAGAATTTCTGTAAATGTCGCCAAGCAGAAATCTTTAACGACTTTGACAGCTTCGTCCTTCTCTTTATTGTACCGACAAATTGCATAGTTTTCTGTTCCGTCAATCCGTCTTACAAGGCAAACTCCTTTGTTGAATTCGGAAACCTTGTCCCAAGTTTTTTTAGGAAGTGACGGAATTTGAAGCGTTGCGAGGCAATCGTCTAAGTAGTTCTTTTTCTCCATTGATTTTCTGTTTTAAGATGAAGCAAAGATATGCCAAATTTTGGAAAGTTCCAAAAAATAAGGGAGAGAATTCAATCCCTCCCCACAAGAAAATTAGAAATGTCACTTTCGCAAGCTAAAGAATAGGGTTTAAAATGCTGTTATATTATGAACCAAAAGTTTGTAGCACAAATGTAGCAATAAACTTTGGTTATTCCAAACTTATGGATAAAAATAAAGAGGAATTGGTTCCAACAATTCCTCTTCTTAAAAACCTTGTACGCGCACAAGGCTCTGAATCTTAATTGTATGATGCAAAGATAGCAATAATTCCAATTACTCAAAGAAAGAATCGGGATTTTCTACAGATTTTGTATCACCATTGCTTTTTGAAACCGGAGATATGTTGTTCAGAGAATACAGATTGATTGTCTGTATGTGGATATTGGTTAACTGAACCTTATCGCCATGTTTGGTTTCTTCCAGCTTGTTGTATATCTTCCCAGTAAGTTCAACTAAGTTGCCTACATTGAAGTTGTCGAGAATGTATCGTGTCATTGTTCCTTTTGCAAGGCATACATGATAATCTATCCTATCAGCTACCTTATAGCCTTTTTGGGTAGTAAAACCCTTTTCGCAAGTTTTGAGTTTCACCATTACCCCATAACTACCGACTTCTCTAATGTCAGTAATCCATCCTACAAGTATAGCCTTATTCATCTATATTAGACCATTCAGAAGTTTCCAACAGAGCTTCAACCATTTGATTGTCAAGAAGTGGATAGGGATAGACTATCGGTTCTCCTTCTTCTGATAATGGTTCAACTTGTGGTACAAGTTCATTATATATTTTCTCATGCAAAAGAGCTTTTGTTTCGTCTACATTCTTTCTTCTGACTTCCCAATCCTTGTCGAATTGTTTCAAGTCTTCTACGGGTATTTCAAGCCAATTCATTTTTACCTCCTTCCCAATAATTTTCAAGCTTTACTTTCTCCTCTTCGATTTCTTCGGGTGTTAGCGACTTGTCGTACAATGCAAAATAGTAAACCGCAATATTTGAGAACTCTTGACATTTGTCTAAATTGATATTATAGGCGTTCGCGCCTAAACATAAGTATTCAGAATCATTGCTACTGCCTGAATTAATTGCCTTACCGTTATAAGACGTTTTAGTCTGATATACGATTTCGTTTTCGTCAAAAGCATCTACACCATTAGCAGCACCAAAAGAATAAGTTGATTTATTACCAGCAGCAAACGTTCTTTCAAAAACAAAAGCACCAAAGTTACCCACATCATCCGGATAACTACGCTTTGAGGCTGTTGCAGAAGAGTTCTTGACTGTGATTATGCTTCTCCTGCATATCACTGTATAGTCTGTCAATATAGGCAGATTATTGCACAACGCGTAATCATCCACACCATCGAACACCAGTGCACCTTCATAGGCTGTGGGGAGTTGGGTAATGGTTATCTTGTCAGTAGTTTTAATTGTAAATCCCGAAGAAGTACCTCCCGTACCTTCTTTATAGCAGATAGGTAATGTATACACTCCGTCTTTGGTATAACTATTCTGTTTTTCCACACCTTCACTATTTCTGTAATAGAATAATATCTCACCGGAATTAAGCCCCGTTATCTTAATGGAATAGGAAGGAATATCAGATGTCATTTGACTGTAATAAATTAGTGCAAATCCTTGGTTTCTTCCAGCCTCTTTGATTATAGAAACAGAATCAGAAGTTGTGCCAGTTCCTTTCCATAAGGTAAAGTCTACAGCATACTCTCCGAAACCGCTATTCAGAGCATAGGCGAAGTTCTTTAGTTGGAGTTTATTCTTCTTTACTCCAACTATTTGAGTAGGCTTGTCGCTATTGGAAAGCCCACTCATAAACCACGCATCAACTAAAGAAGGATTGAATGGGTGCTTAACTCCTCCCCCTCCCTTAGTTGATGTATGGCTCATTAGTTTACCAACATTTACTAACATAGGCTATGAATTTGTTTGAATGTCAGAACCCATGATATTGAGTTTTCCTTCTACAACAGAAAGAGTGCCATCGTAGACATAAAAGTATTCGACACTGCCAGCAGGCATATAGATAGCTGCTAAGACTGGTCTTTCGTGATTAGGGTCTTCAAACGGCATATTGAAGGTAGTATCTTCATAAGCTGCAAATCGGTAAAGTCCCTCTCCTAATTTGAGAGTTTGTCCTTGCTCCACATTATATGCAGTGTCTATAACTACTGCTTGCATGTGGTTATTGTTCTTATCTCTTGCTATTTCCATTTGATTGTAAATTAATTGATTAAACTTGATATAAAGATACAAATTTATAAATTTCCCCCCCCCCCCATAATTAACTTTCATTAACTACATAGGGTTTTATAAGTTTTAAGTATTCCTTTTCCATATACCAACATAAGATTTCATAAGCTGCTTGAATAAGGCTTTTGTTCATTACAAAATGAAGTGAAATGTTATCTTTAGGATGCTTATATCTGATTATCCATTTGCCATTAAAGCTTATGCTCATTTCATATACATCTATTTTGTATGGCATTTTATTGAGTACATCTTGCAAAGTAAACACTCCACAATTCTCTCTACATGAATGGTCGTAGTCGCCAGTTTCAGCATCAAATAAACTAAAATACACTTCTTGTTCTTTGCTATTTACATATTCTAATGCTTCTTCCCAATCTAAGTCATAACCTTCGTTATCTGTAGCAATTAATACCATACTTGCGTTGCTTGTATCTACTCCGAGCTTCTGTAGATACTGCATCTGTTTAATCGACAATGTTTGATTTCTCATGTAATTTATTCTCTTTTAGTAAGTAATTAAAAAGTGCTTCTTGGGATTGAAATAATGGTCTGTTCCATTTAGGGTAATCGTTTCTTAGAGAAGTAGAGCCATCTGAAAGCTTATATACCATTACAAATCTATCATCTGCATACGACCATTCAACACTTATACTACTAATAGTAGTTATACATATTGTATATCCTTGTAGGTAGAACACTGTATCTCCTACATTAAATTCGGTGTCTATTATCATAATGTCTAAGTTAATATATTACCATGTGAACCAAATTCGTTATACCACCTTTCAAAGTAGTATTTGTTTTCAAACATTCTTTTATCCCAATCGGGATAAATTCCTTCAAAGCAGTGCATCCCATTATCAAATTCATATTTAGTAGAGTGCAGATACTTTCCCGTTGCTATGATGGTAATTTTTTCAATTTTGACCTCGTAAATTTCCATTCCATCACGATATATTACATGGTCGCCTACACTGAATCTTGTATTTATTACCATACTATTATTCTTTAGCTACTACTAATTTAATCCCATAATTAGACCCTTCCTTTACCCAAGTAAATGTACCTTTGATTCTACCTTTGACTGCGTTCTGAATCATATCAATAGAATCGCTCATAAATACTTGATAATTGACCTTTAAGTCCCAAAAGTCTTTATTCCTTTCTTGCCACGGACAAAGGTAAATTACTGCTGATGAATAGCCTCCGCCATAATTCTTTATGTATAAGTCTGCTTCAAAGGTATAGTTTTCTCTTTCTTCATCATAAGGTTCATATTCCCATGTACATGGCACTCCTTTATTAAAGTGCATTTTCCAAGTTTGTTTTTTCATCGTTTTACAAATTAGGATTATCAAATTTGTTACCTACTATCTCAAAACATCTTTCAGTGCCATATCCTCCAAGAATATCTACCATATCATTTTGAGGATTTACCATTTCTGCCATGAAACACGCCTTTTCTTCCGAATACCAAATTTCATAAATAACTCCTTCTTCGTCTTGAAGCAAATCATGTTCGTAGATTTCTTTTCTATTCTTGTCGGTTTTTCCAGTAAGCTGCCCAACGGTTTCAGCCAATACGTCGTAGCAGCATCCGTCTTCTGGGGAATATATTTGAGCCTTATCCGTAAGGATAAATCCGTTTTTATCCCTTCCGGCAGTATAGAAGAAAGAGAGATATCCATATCTCCATTCTTCCGTATCAATGTCCTTTCCTCTAAATTTTATTTTTCTTACCATAACATTATACTTTAACAATTTCAAATTCATCGGCATGTTCTTTACCAATCCATTCTCGTTTTTGCTTTTCAGTAGCGGTTTCGTAAATCGCTCCACGCTTAGATAAATGCCTTTTTCTAAAGATACTTTCTTCCCCTAATTCATAATATTCCTTTCTTGACGGAGCAAGACCTTTTGCCCTACACCAAAACAAGCCAGTTTCTTTATGTCTAAACTTCACTGCCATCTTTTATTTTTTAAGTCTTGCTACAAAGTCCTCCAAGTACATAGTCTGATTGATACCGTGTACTTCGTTAAATACATCTACTATCATTTCCTTTGCCGCTTCAATAGCCTTTTTTTCGGTTACTTCAACTGCCAGTTTGCAGTCTTGAACAGTACTAATATGTTCCTTTTCAACCACTCTAAAAGATACACTCTCTTCATCTTTCCTCTGATGCGGTAAACAGTATATATTATCACATTCTTTCTGATAAAAGAAACATTTTCCACAAGGGAAATCAAGCACATTTACCACTTCTAAGGTTACTCCTTCATATTCAAATCTTTCACCTATTTTTTTATCTTCAAACATGTCATTTAGTTTTTAGTTCTTCACTCAACAACAAAGTATCTATTTTAGAATAAAGTCCTTTGTCTTTGAATTTACGTATTCTCTTAAAAAGATTACCAGTCAGACAGAATCGGTATGACTTACCTACAATATTTGGTATTTCTTCACGTTTAACCCGATTATCTTCACACATTGAGGCAAGCATATCGACCTGCTGTCTGGTGGCTACACAAGTACCCGACTTGTTTTTATCTATGGTAGTAACTACAAATTCTTCCAACCCTACTTCCTTTGCAGCCGGGAGAAGTCTTTTTAGATACTTCCTGCACATCTTCTGTAGCATAGGCTATTCATCTGACGGTTTATAATCCCAGCCATTCAATTCATAGCATCGCTTGCGGACAACTTCTCTATCCCAATGCTCAAATATCTTAGTCCCTCCCATGCCGTCCTTTTCTCGCTCATATAAAGCCCACTCTCTTCCTCTTGGTTCATAGTAATACTTTGGTTGACTATTTGCCAAGTCCTTATATTCTTGCTCCGTCATGGCATTTATTTACAAGTCTACAAAAATTGTATTCTTGATGGTGTCCCCACTACACCTCTATCGGCTATTTGCCAGAGGCGTTCACCGACTACTTTTCTTAAAATTCCTATTGCTCCGTTTAGGTCAGCGTTTATCAGTTTGCCCGATGAGCTACGGAATAGACCTCTCTTTATGCGCTTTCCCATATAGTTCTCGTGGTGGCACATGGCTTCGTCTGAATAGTGGTCGGTCTTGGAAGTATAGCTCTCTTCCGTGACTATAACCTTAATCCCAACTTCCTCGCACTTGTACTGTATCATGGAGATTAACTTCTCAAAGGGAATACTCACAAAGTTCTGATTGTTCACCTTTCCCATATTGCAGTTCTGCTTCCAATCCTTGTTGTTTCCTATTACAATATTTCCAATGTGGTTATCCTTGCAATAGTTGACTATGAATCTTGAAGCTTTGTGCATATAGTCGTGTACTTTACAGTTTCTCTTTAGAGTTAATCGTCCGATACGTCTGCTCGTCCCCCTGCTACCTATCAAGCTCATTAGGAAAGCCCTACGCTTATTAAAGAATTGGTTCATGGACTTTAGCGGTCTGCCGTTAATGACAAAACAACGGTTGTGTTGTGGGTCAAATGATGTGGCGAGATTGTTTAGTCCTAAGTCAATACTTAGATAAGCCGTATCGTCTAATTCGGTGGCTTCTTCTTTCTCTTTTTCATAAACTACTTCTATTATGTGGCAACTGCACTGTGGGATTATCCTCACTTGGCACAAGTTATCCACTTTGGTTCTTATTGGTTCTATCCCGGCACGTTTCGGGAAATGGATATATCCGTCCTTCAACTTACACTGCTGGTTGGTAAATACCACAATGTTGCGTCCCTTTGTCTTGTGCTTGTACTTAGGAAGCTTGGGACGGGCTTTCAGTTTATCCTTCACCTTGCAGAGTTTAAAGAATCCCTTCCAATTCTTGAAAAGTATCTTTATAATCTGCTGGCTTGTCTGTGCAAGCAACGCTATATAGTCCGCTTGTTTATCTTTAGCGAGCATAGTAGTAACCTCATATTCAGACAAAAGCTTCTTGTTCTGCGTAAACTCTTGTCTAATAAGATAGTTTACGTAGTTGTACAAGTTCTTGGATAGGAAGCAAAGTTCATCCAACCGCTTATTGCCTATTGCTATATGTCGTTCTACTCGCTGCATGTACAAAGATAATCATTTAAGTGTCAGTCCTATATAATTGCCCTTTTAGTATTATAGCATCCACTTTGGAGTAGATACCTTTGTCTTTAAATTTACGTATTCTTTTAAAAATCTTTTGTTCGTTACACTTCCGGTATGACAGACCGAGTAAGTTGGGAATTTCCTCCCTTTTTATTCTATCATCCCCACATAGAGAAGCCAGCATATTGACTTGTTCTACTGTGGCTGTGCATCGTCCATTTTCGTTTTCGGCAATAGTCTTTTCGACAAATTCATCAAGACCGATATCTCTCGCTTTCCGGTACAACTTTTTCAGATACTTTCTGCAAAGCTGTTGTAGTTTATCCTTAGTTCCCATAGCTACATATCATTTGTGGGGCAGCAACCTAATGCTGTCCCGATTTAATGTTTCTAAAGAATTGCTGAATACCTAAGAATAGGATAACGAGAATGACTGCTATGTTAGTGTAGCAGATAGTCAGAAACGCAGAGTTCGATGTGAATATTGTATCTAAATACTCACGTTGTATTAATACTGCAAATATGTAAAGTACGCCTAATAAGTATCTCCAACAAAAGCGTAATGCAATACCAAGAATTAATAGAAAGATGTTAAGAGTAATAGTGATTTTGATAATCCGTGTCAGAAAGAAAGCAACGGGAGTATAGAAATAGTAGTTACCATCTTGACCCAAATATACATCACCGTTATAAAATGCTGATAACTTATCAACATAATCACATAGTAATATAAGACAAAGGAAATACACTGCATACTTAGTAAGTACAACAAGAGCTTTCCTACATTTAGGAGCAAGTAACCATATATAACTATTCAAATCCATATCATTCTTTTACTTTAGCTTTAACGACAATCGTATCTGATTTTGTTTTAGTCTTAGTTGTATCGGGCTTAATAATTCTTACCCTTATATCACCAACATTAGTATCATCTCTACGAGGAGCTTTATGTATCTTAGGATTTCTAATAACTGGCATCTTTCTCTTCGTAGTGTCAGACGGAATACTATCGTTCTTCGTCTTCACATTCACTTTTATCTTCACCATCTTCTACTTTTATTAAGTGACCTTTTTTATTTCCATAGGCAAAGTGACGGGCTTCGACCTTATTATTAGCTATCATATAATAGACAGCCGAAGTAGTCTTGCCAATTCTCCTTGCGTATTCTTTTACGCTTATCCACTTTTCCATAATGGTTCTTATTTTTGTCCCGTACTACCATATCCGTTAGCACCTCTGTCGGTATCAGAAAGCTCTTTCACTTCCTCCCATTCGATTGGTAAGGTAATGCCTATCTTAGCTTGGACTATTCTTTTTCCTACTTCGTACTTTGGCATGGAGGGCATAACATGATAAAATACAGCTGACATCTCACCACGGTAAAGTTCATCAATAGTTCCCTCACAGTTGGATAAGACCATACCAGTTTTCCATACGCTGCTTCTCGGTCTAAGGTCAAGCGACAAATGAAAAGGGCACTTGGATAAATCTATATCCGTGTTCAATCCCATATCTATAGTAGAACCTTTCAATATAGTTTCCCAATCTCTTTCCATTTCTATCGCAATGCCTAATCCATACTTATAAACGTTAGGTGCAATTTCCTCGCATGAAGTAGCGTATAAGTCCCAGCAAAAGTCAGATGGGTATTTCTTGAATGGTGAAGGAACTGATTTATCCAGCTTCTTAAATTTTATCTTCATTGTAAATTTGGTTTTGATTACAGTGACAAAAGTAGCTGAAATTTTGGAAAGTTCCAAAAAAAGAGGTCGTAATTGTGTTAAAAGAAAGAGAGAAAGCACGATTGTTACTCCCTCCCTTTCGACTTAAAATAAACGAGATTACAAACTACAAGTTCACAATATCCACATAGTTAGATTCAACAACTCGTTCGATTCTCCAATCAGCCATTGAAGCGGACATAGCTTCTTTGACAGTGTTTGTTGCCTCTTCTGTTGTATCAGCTTCAACAATCAACATGCAAGGTGTCTTCTTCTCGTCACCATCGTCATTCAGAGTAATGTAGTTGAGCTTTACCATAAACAGCTTCTTGTCCTCCTTGTCCTTATCTCCCAAAAATTCTTGGAAGTTCGTCCGTCCAACTGCAAGAACTGAAAACTCTTCTGCTTGGTAGATAGACAGTTCTTCATTCATCAGCTTTTCGCATTCCGTGCAACTCATAGCGTTTACAAGATACTTTTCTGTTACTCTCTTTTGCTTGCCTCTTTCGTTGATTTTAACGTAAGAAACTTTTGCTTCCATTAATTGTACTAACATGATTAATTCTTTTAATTGATTAAAAACTAAAGTTATTTATTCCTACCCACCCGACTACTCTGAATCGGCAGATAGTGCTTATTATTTTGCTACTATATTCCGGTGAATACATGAACCAATTACCTAATAGATATTCCCCGTGAAAAATCATATTATTTTCGCAGAGGAATAGAACTTCTTCGCCTTCTTTCGGTAAATACTGCTCTATTTTCGTAAATTCGATTTTATTTTCCATTTTAAAAGGGTAATTCCTGCAATTCGTTACCAAACGGTAATTGATTGCTCATATTGTCATATATGTCTTGTAAGTCAGAAACATCAGATTCGGGTGTCGGTTCAAATGTCAATTGTGCTGGTTGCTCCTGCCAGCCATAGACAATGTTCTCTGATATTTCGTTCTTTAGCCTACGGGATTCGACTTCAAAGTACATGCCTACCAATAAGTCTATCACTCCCATACTTCGGTTCTTGCAGACTTCAATTACAGAGTTATACTTTAGATATGGGATAACTTTGTCCTTACCGAAAAACTCCCCTGCCCTCTGCTCAAAGTCTTTTCCTATTCGATGTATAATGATAACTGAATCCGCAAGGTTTGTTAGGTCTGCTGTGCCGGATATACTTTCTTTCCGTAAGAAACCGCCTTCTTTTCTTGGATGACAGACAAGGATAACATGTATATTCTTTGCTTTGGCGTATTCCTTTAAGTCATTTATAAACCTTGTCTGCTGTGTGTACTTATCTCCGTCATAACTATCAATCTGCAATGCCATTAAGTTGTCAAGTACAATAAGCTGTGTTCCTTCATTCTCCACAAGTGTTTTTATGTCTGCAAACAGTTGTTGCCATTTACTTCCATAGTTGTTATTATAGAGAAACAGCTTACCTTCCAGCCATTTGTTGATTTGGTTAGATATGTTCTTTGGGGCATAGTAATAGTTTTCATAGCCCTCTTTTTTGCATACATAATTCTTGCCAGCCGCTATTTGGTCTATCCAGCTTTGAAAGCGAAAATCCTGCAATTCTCCCGACCAAATCCCGACCTTGTAACCACGCTGTACAGCATTTAGAACAACACAATCTATCCAAGAAGACTTGCCGCTATTCCCAGTAATGTTTATTCTACCTTCTCTTCTTAAAACAAGCATCCCACTTGGAACAGAAAAACAATACTTATAACCATCTTTTGTTTTATAAATAGGAAATTCTTTTTTAGGATTATTACTTGCAAATATAGAAACCATATTCCTTTTAGTAATTGTTAGACTATAACAAATATTCTTATAATGTTTCTGTCCTAATCTATCATCAATAGAAATGGTTGAACGATAACCACAACATGCAAAACAAAATTGAATAAAATCAATAGTTTTTTTACTAATTGATGAAAAATTCTTTCTTTTTGGAGTAATATACCCATCCCAATTAAGAATTTCATCACATATTATAGCCATCTGTTCTTTGTTACAATCATACCAAAAGTTTGAAAATTCCTTTTCTATTCTCGGAGCTTTAACGAGATAAGAATTATAGCCTAAATCTTTAGGATTCCATTGATGTTTATCAATCGGCATATTTAGTTTGCCTAATATCCATTCTAATCTCTGTTTTTTTCTTTCTTTTTTTAGATTTATCCTACAAGTAGATTTATCCCTGTCTCTTATACACATCTGACGCTGCCGACGAACTCTAGGG